CACTCAAATGACTTACGCCAACGGCTTTAGATTCCGCAGTACCGATATGGTTTCTGGAAATCATTGCATTGATGGAGACTCAGACGGTAAATCAAACGGTGAGGGCAGAGCTTGGTATGTTGACAGTGATAACGGGGTCGATACCAACTCCGGTCGTTCTTGGGGCCAAGCGAAATTAACTATCGCGGCGGCAGTTGCCCTTTGTGCGGATTATGATACTATCTATCTTCGAGGTGTTACAGGTTTTGCAGAGAGTGTAGTTACCACTCCGGCAATTACTAACGTAAAAATAATTGGAGTAGACAGTACAAAGAGACGACCTGAATGGAAATCGGCGGCACAAGGATCTTATGCTTTACAGATAAGGAGTTTGGATTGGGAAGTGCATAATATTCGATTTTCGGGAAATCTCACCAATACAGTCTGCCTCGTCAAAGTTACATACGACCTCTCTACCTATTATGGTGCTGGTGTTCTAATTAAGGATTGTTACTTCCACGGTGGTGGGGATTCAGTTGGTGGAATAGAGTTCAATGGTGGTGGATTCCAGAACGATGTCATTGGTTGCCACTTCACAGATTTTGGTGGAGTCGGTGCTGCCGGGATTTGGACTACCAACCATCTTAATTATTTCCTTCATGCCAAGATTGTTGGCAACTGGTTCTCAGAAAATGTTAACTGTCTCAGAATTAATGCTCAGACGTGTCTCGTTAAAGACAATGTTTTTCAGACCGAAGGTGCTGAGAGAGATGCAACTGTTGTCTGTGATTTAGTCAACAGTGGTGGTAGCGGTTGTAAAGGTAATTGTTGTGTTGGCAACTACTTCGGTGATGTTACTGCAAATATTACCTCAACCTATGGTTACTATGGCGGTACGGGGGATTTATGGGTTAATGAGACGGCAGATGCCAAAGATTATGGCGTTCCAACCTAAGATGAATTTTAATGCGTGCCCCCTTGAGGATATGGGGGGCACCTTTTTCTCTTTGAAATATGATAGAGCTTCGTCAAAATACCGAGCAAATAATTAGAGTCGGCGTGCTTTTAACTAAGCAACCAAAGTTGTCTGACCCGCTTGACCCCATTTACGGGGCTTTACTTGAGTGGTATTATTGGCGATACATTATAAAAGCCAACGGATTTGTTCAAGATATACTAACACGAACTTGGATAGATATTCCAAATTGTACTGGTTGTTATTTCTTGACTCTGACAGCCGGGGATACAAGTGAATTAGGCTCAATGGTATTATACATTTATGATGCAGGCTCTTTAGGAAGGCCGATTTTTATGGAATTTGAAGTGGTATCCCAATATTTTTGGGATGCGAAGTATAATAATGATTGTTTGGTTATTGAGTCTCAGGCTCAAAAGGGGTAATTATGTCACAAGGAATTTATAAAACAGGGGAAGCAATTGATGTAACATACCAAGCTACTAAGGCTACATCAGGACTTATTGATGTTACAATGGAAATTTACGATGAAACCAGAGCTTTAGATGGTGTAAATTTTCCAGATATTACTATGACTGAAATTGGTTCAACTGGTCGGTATTACGGCTCATTTACTCCCGATGCCGAGGGTGTTTGGAGTGTGATGCTTGACAGTGCTACTAAGAGTGGTAAAGTCGTCAAGACCTTTTTAGTTGTAGCACATAATATTGATAGTATCGGTGACGCCATTGCTGCCCTCAATAATCTTTCTACCACCGATGTCAATGCAGAAGTTGACACAGCACTGGCAGATTATGATGGGCCTACAAAAGCTGAATTAGATTCGGGGTTAGCTGCTCTTAATGATATTTCCACTGCGGAGGTAAATACTCAGGTAGATACTGCTCTTGCTGATTATGATGGTCCAACTATGGCCGAATTAGCCGCATCAGAATTAGCTATTCGCGGTGCAGATAGTGATACGTTAGAAACATTATCGGATCAACTTGACGATATTGGAGGCTCCCCGATGTTGGGATAGAAGTTTATATGTATGGCTATATCTATCACAATTCGACATCACGAAAAAGTATTCCAATTATTTTATGCCTCCGCGGGTTTCTTGGAGGGGGTAGAAGTAACAGGATATATAATCTATCCCGACATGACAAAATCTGATGTATTACAACTTGATGAATTAGGCGACGGAATATATTCTGGATTTTTTCCGTTTATAAAAAAATCAAATAAATTGATAGAAAGATATGGAATAGTAATGAAAGAAAACGGAGCAACAAAACTTTTCAAAATTATTAATTTAACAACTTAAAGGACCTTAAAATGCCACAGGAAACAAGACCTGGAAAAAGTGAAGCCAATTGGCCAATTGTTCATAAGAACGGCACTACGGCTAAATCTACTACTCTATTAAATGGTTCCGGGGGCCGAAGTAGTCATTGGATAACCGGCTACCAACTCGACGGAGCTCTTGCCACCGCAGACGGATTTCACCTCTTGCGGAGGGCTTGCGTTCATATTAATGGAGCCGATACATGGACTGTAACGGATGATAATATATTTGATTGGGCGTCTGATACTGATGGAACTGATGGACACTTTGCCTTGGAGATGTGGGTTTATGTTCCCTCCGCAGGTGGGGCTGTAGCTGGTCTTTTGAAGCGAGGAACAGCCACTAATGGGTGGGTTTTATCTGTTGGAACAACTGGATTAGTAACCTTTACAGTAGATGACAATACAATTGCTTCGGCTCTAACAATAACAAGTACCAATTCTATTCACGATGGATGGCATCTGATAACAGTAAGGTGTATAAGAAATTCTGCGACCGGCTTAAATCTGGCGATAGACGGAGTGGCCGATGCAGATGCGAAACCTACCACCGCTCTCGATGCTGCTGTAGCTGGTGGGGATGATATTACAATTACAGGGGAAACCGGCGATGATTTGTGGGTGGGTCCAATCGGCATGTATGAAGGTTCCTCCGCAGAGTTATCTGCTGCGACTGTATTGGCTAATTACAATAAGGGAATCGGTCGTAAATATGACGGAAGTGAAACGGGATTGATTGCTGCATGGAATAACGATGAGGGGGTTGGAACTGCTTGTTATGATATTCTGAATAATGATTCCGCGAAAGCCGCCCTTAGTGTAGAGTTGTGGTCTCCTACCAAACAGTCTGGAGCAACTGCCGCCGTTGAGAAGTGTGGACCTCCATTCCCAAAAAAGAGTGAGGGTAATTCCGAAGACCCGTTGCCGACTGTTGGCTTTTTCAGTACGGGAGTTGCTGCCGCTGCGGGGGTAATGCAGCCTGTTTGTGTGACTTTCCCACAAGCAATTCAGATCGGTCGTGATAATCCGGTACGAATTTTAGAAACCGATGGTGGATTTGGTTTGATTTTGTTTGGACATACAACAAACGCATAAAAGAGTAATATAATGGGTGTTAGAAGTTGGCAGTATGGACGGGAAATTGATAAAGAAGGGAAGTCCCTTTCAGCTACTCATAAACGAGCCGTCCATAAATCTTCGATGGCTACAAAGCCGAATAAATTTAATCGGCCCTCCACAGGGGATAGGCTAATCTTGGCTCTGTTGAAGGCCCTTAAAAGTAAAAAGAAGGTGAAACATGGCAAAGTCAGTAAAACCAACTCTCGTTGAGAAACTTCTTATTCAAAAGAGACTCCGGGCCAAGTACCCCCAGATGTTCAAAAAAGGGTGGGGGAAAAAGAAACCGTTAACGACAAAGAGACATTCGGATATAGCGAGCCAGCTACGTAAGGCTGGTATCGACCAGGCAACTATTAATCGTATGAAAGGAAAATAGAAATGAACCCAGTAGAACAAGCACACAAAAATTTGCAACATTTGTTACGCAATGGGCGTATGACCCTCAATGGAGCCGCTTTGACTGGCACTGAAATGATACAAATACTTCAAGATGAACAGCTATTGTATGAGCAAGCAAAGGAACTTGAAGCGACTAAATTCGTAGTTAAGCCCCCCGCAGAAAAGAAAGGATAATCCATGTTAAATATGGTCAGTCATTATTCACTGGATGAACACACGATTGTCCCCACTGACCTTGCTCGATGGTGTAATCGAATGGTGGAAGGCGACCCCTTGCGAGAGGGGAAGTTTTTCACTATTCGTTATAACAAGCTTGGGGTTTTCGTACTCGCGGAGTGGCTTGCAGAACCCCGCAGTAGATTTGTCGATGTAATGAATCTCGGTAACTCCATTGGTATAACCAGAGAGCAGGGAAACGAACTCAAACGTAGGATTCTCGCCCCCCTCACTGCGGAGGAAACGATTCTTCAAACCACCCAAGCCGACAGTGACTATCATCATGGGTTACAGGATGAGAACGAGGAAGAGACTGAACGGTGGGAGAGAGTAGCGAGGGGAGAATGAAACGAAAAAAGAAGAAATTTGGGGATCAGATTTATTTAGAATGGTTTGATGCTTGCGAGCGAACCGGTTGGAAACCTCTTTTTGATGCAATGACAATAGATGACGAAGTCTTTTGTAAAACTACTGCATTTTATCTTGGGGAAAATAAAGACTTTGTAATTGTTGCTCATACCATTGGAAAAACAGATAAGAATGATATTACCGGAATTTTTCAAATACCAAAAAAATGGATTACTAAATGGAAATAGCTAATGACGAATGCAGACCGAGATAAATTAGCAATAGAGACTGCAAACGACGTGAAGTGGATAAAAGCGTGGACAGTTGAACATAATCAAAAACACGCAAGATATGTGTATTATTTTATCACAACTTTTATTGCCATCGGATTAAGTTGGTTTCGATAAAATAGTAGGAAGGAAAATATGGCATATACTGAATCATTTCTAACTCGGGCAATTGCGGATGTTCGGGAAGATACGGACGAACCTATTATCAAGGCTAAATATCCAGATGCGAGGATTATATTGCACCTGGAGACAGCCTATATCCTGGCACTCAATGAGATGAATAGAAATTCTAAAACCCCCGCAGTGGCAAGGGTTACAAAAACAATTGCATCCGGTATAACTGCTTATGCCTTACCTCATACCGTTGGATCGGTTTATGGTATTTATAAGGCCGGGGACTCTGGGGGCAAAGTGTTTTATGATTCTCGAAGTCGGAATAATCAATTGGGTCGAGGGATGTGGCTGGAAGGAAATACTCTCCATGTCCAAACTGCCGACTTATATGGGGCAGGAACTGAACTGACAATTGAATATATTCCATCTGGTATCGCTCGACTTCATAATGGGGAGTGTACATTAAATGCTGCTGGAACCGTTGTGACATTTGGGGCCACACCGAATGCCGGTACTATGGATACTCATATCGAAGCTTATACAGGGGGTATTTTTCGACATCTGGAAACCGATGGAACTACAGTCACCGGGAATATTATGCAGGAGCGGATAATTACCGCTTATAATGCAGCTACCCGAGCAACTACTTTGGATGTTGCTCTTGATCCCATTCCCATAACTAATGACGGCAAGATATATTATGAGATTGCCCCGGCGATAAGCAAGGGGATGGATACGGTGGTTGCTTTGTATGCTGCCTATCGAATTGCAATAAAAGAAGGAAACCGAAAACGAGCGGGGGGAATTTTAGAAGCGTACCGGAATGAAATGCGAAATGTAAAGTTGACCGCATATTATTCCAACATGCCGGATGCTCCCTTAATGGACTCCGACAGTCACGATAACCGAAGATATCGCAGGTTCTAAATATGGCGGAAGTCTTTGTCAACTCCGGTGACAGCGAATCACTTGCAAGTGCTCCTGCCCCTGCATTACAGGGAAGTTTTATTCCCGGAATAGATATCCCCGATGCCCAGGATGGCTTCGGACTTGTTACCCCCCTTGGAGGAGGCCCTACCGCAAGACGATATGGAGAATACGGCGTCTCTGCGGAGGTGTCGGCTCAAAATACACAACTAAATGGATTAGCTCTGGGGGGACTCGGTGGGGGCTTAACTTATGATTTAGGGGGATTTGCAGAACAAGGCCCCAGAGGATTTCCAGGACCACAGGGACTGCCGGGGATTACTACGGTAATTGGACTCCCTGCTTATAACTCAAATTTTCTGACCGATCTTCCATATAACTTGGATTCAATTAATGATCTCGGAACAGCCGCCAACAAGCTGCTCTATACAAGTGCCTATACGGGGTATTTAACATTTACTTGGTTTAATAGTGGGCACACTATCGGGGCGGGGAGTAAAAACTGGGATGGAGTTGCATCTGATTCTGATGGGTCTAATTTAATTATCGGAGAAACTTACATCTATATATCAGACGATAGTGGGACCACTTGGACGGAAAGAAGACCGGCTGGGGCCGCATCAAAAATTTGGAAGGCAATAGCATCAGATGACGATGGTTCCCATTTAATTGCTGGAGCAACCCCGGGCAGATTATATACATCCTCCGACGGAGGAGTTAACTGGACGGAGAGACAACCTGCGGGAGCCACTGATGTATATTGGCAGTCGGGAGCCTCAGATGGCGATGGGTCTAACTTGATAGTATGTGAGGCGGGGGCGGGGTTGGGTGGCGGTAGAATTTGGACATCTTCCGATGGGGGGATTAATTGGGTAGAGAGACGGCCTATAGATGATAATGATTATGTTTGGAGAAAAGTAGTTTCGGATAACGATGGTTCTGTTTTAGTAGCTACCTTAAATGGTTCCGGGGATGTATATATTTCAGTCAATTCTGGGGGTACTTGGACTGCGAGACAACCGGGCGGAAGTTCTGCAAGTTGGCATGGTTTAGCTTCTGATTCGGATGGCTCGAACCTAATAGTGGCGGGATACAATGGGAGACTATATACCTCCTCCGATTATGGAGTTAATTGGACGGAGCAGCAACCGGCAGGGGATGCTAATAAACAATGGGCGACTGTGGCATCGGATGCTGATGGGTCTCATTTAGTAGCAGGGGGTTATAATACAAAATTATGGGTATCTGGGGACTCAGGTGCAACTTGGGTACAACAACGTCCAACTGTTTGGACAGGAATTTATACCTGGTGGGCCGTTGATTTAGATAATGACGGGTCTAATTTAATTATAGCACAGAACAACGGACTCTTATACACGGGGATTCTTGCTACCACTTATCAACTGGCTACGTGGGCTGAATCTGCAATTACCTCCGCAGGGAGGGCGTTACTCGATGATGCCACCGCTGCTGCCCAGGCCACTACACTCGGGTTGGGAACTACTGATAGCCCCACACACGTAGGGTTGACCTTATCAGGCATTACTGCGGAGGGTTCAGATGTCGATAAGTTTTTGGTAGATTCTACGGGGGTTATAAAATATAGGACAGGGGCTCAAGTATTGTCTGATATAGGGGCTCAGGTACAGAGTGACGCTCTCGATTCTATAGCAGCACTTGGAGCAATCGCTGATAATGAGTTTATTGTTGGCACTGGTGCGGGGACTTATGCTTATGAGGACGCTGCTACTGCTGCAACATCTATGGGATTGGGGGAGTTGACAGCGTGGCTGGACGATGTTACACTTGAAAATGGGGGAGCTATTACCACCACTCAAGTAGCTACATTTGCTCAATTAGTTTTAACACCCAGGGCTGCGGCGTTGTCTGCGGTAGAGGGTGCGATGTTTTATGACAATGATGACAATAATGTTTATGTTTGTACGGAAGGGGCTTAAAAATGGCTGAAACTTGGAAGACAGTAGCTTATGTAGAAGATGTTGTATCAAATACTTTATTTGATGCTCAATCAGTCTTGGCTGCTACGGTAGATAATACACCTGCTGTCCTTGTAGTTGCCGAGCAAGAACTCGTGGGCCGTATTACCGGGGGCAATGTTGATGGCATAGCTATTGGCATAGCCCAGAACAACATAGTACAAATGGACTCGGCGGAGGCAGCAACAGGAGAATATGCAAAATTTACTGCGACGGGTCTTGAGAGCAAGACGGTTGGCGAGGTTCTATCCGACATAGGTGTGACTTCTGGGGCGGATGTAACCGGGGATAACGCACCCCAGGCACATGCCGCCAGTCACAAAGATGGAGGAAGCGATGAAATCCTACTCAACGAATTTGGAGAACCTACCGCAGCAGTTGATTTCAATGGACAGGAATTGCAAAACACTATCATACATACTGTGGCGGATGACGCAGCTAAAACTGCTTTGACGGCTGCGGTTGGTATGGTTTGTTTTCAGACCGATGAACTGGCAATAAGGGTTTGTACAGTAGGTGAATAATGGTGGAGAAAAAACCCAAAAAGACAGTGTCTAAAAAGACTATGCCTAAAAAAACTGCTACACTTGATGAAGTTCGTCTGAGGAACAGGGAAATTCAGAGGCAACAAATGGCGAAGTTAGCTCAAATCTATGAAGACTCCCTTGAGCCAAAAATCGTTATCTTGTATCGTCGCCTGGAGGAAATGATTGCACGATCTAAAATGCCACTAATCCACATTTCTCTAATTCTGGATATGCTCAAACAAAGTTGTATAGAACAAGCTACGGATAAGTATGTCACTAACGGCTATAAGAAATTAGACGGTATAGGTCTGGAGAAAAAAGATGGCTGAAATATGGAAAACAGTTGCTTATGCGGAAGATATAACCAGTATAGTTCACGGAGGTACTGGAGAAAGTTCTGCTCAAGCTGCTATAGATGCTTTAACGGATGTAGCTGGCGGAACTAATGAACATGTGCTTACAAAGGACACAGGTTCTGGCAATGCTATATGGAAAGCGGCTGGGAGTGGAATAGACGCTTTCACGGTTAAAGTAGACGCTGCTGCTACGGCTGGTTATCTCGGTGCTGCTTCTAATGATGGGGTGTTACGAGTAGATGGCAGTAACATCACTTACACTGATGGTGGTGATTTTGTTACACTAACAACCGCTCAAGGGATTCAAATAACAAGCACTCCAACATTTGCAGGTTTGACTGTAGCTGCCGGAGGGATAGGAATCCTGACTGCGGAATATGTAGATGAAGGTGGTGATGTAGAAGCTTGCCGCTTGCGATTGTTGAACGATAATACAGTAGTAACGCAATTTTCTTCTGTAACAACTGATGATTCTTATATAAACAACGGAGGCGGTTTGGCTATAGGGAGGGGTTCAGCATATTCTAAACTCACTGTTGAAGGTACTATAACATTAAAAGAACAAGCTGATGCTGGTGAGGATACTGGTGGTTATGGACAAATATGGGTACATGATGACGATCCTAACACTCTTTGGTTTACCGATGATGACGGTACTGACGTTCAATTAGGTGTAAGCGGTTTTGAAAGTTGTAGTTTAACATTATTTCCGTATATGAGAACCGCTGAAATTCAAGGTACGTGGGTTATTATTCAAAATTCCACCTTCCTTCACGATATATCTTGTAGTAACAGTTCCCATAATGACGGTGATGAGATTAATTTTGAAGCCTATATACCCGCTGGAACCTATACTGTTCATTTAACTGGGCAACGAAATACTAATCGTGGCCTTATTGATATATATGTGGGTGTTAATGAGGTTACTTCCTTCGACCAGTATGGTGTATCAAATACTGATCATTGGTGGACGAATACAGGGGTAACAATCGCCACTTCTGGGGTTCAAACTATTCGGATGGTCATAGACGGAAAAAATGGGGCGAGTAGCGATTATTGGATGAATATTGGCAGCTTATCTTTTTTTCGGACAGCATAATGAAAAAGTTTAATTATTGACAACAGTATAATTTATAGGAGAATTAAAATGAAAAAACTTGGGTTGACAACAATAATAATTGTACTCTTGTTTGTTGGATTTTTCCGTTGGAGTCAATATCAATCTGCGGAGATAGAAAATATAAATCAAAAGAACGCTAAGATTGCTATTGAGTCTTATGAACGCAATGTTGATATACTCTCAGAGATCAAAGAGCTTAAAGAGTACAATCGTAGGCTTAATATTTTAATAAATATAAGGGATGATGAAATTGAAAATTATGAAACAGATATTAGCGGTTGGATAGATAAATCTGTTGAATTACAAAAAGAATTGAATGCAGCACAGCCAAAAACTCCGCTTCTCGTTGATCTAATCCCGGGCATTAAAGCTGGGGTAGTTCACCTCCAGTGTCCAAACTGGCAAGGTAGTGCTTTTGTGGTTGGACCACGCATTTTAGTAACAGCGGGACACTGCGTTGAGAACGTTATTGATTTTAAGCTTACTACTGATGACGGACACTTACTTCATGCGACCAGAGCCATATCCAGTAAGAAGCATGATATTGCATTTATTTACATTGATGACCTTACATGCCAGAATAACGTTGTAGAACACGGTTGCCAAAAGAATGCACATGAGGTTGTGCTGAAACCCCTCAAACTCGGCAGTATTGCAGAGTGCCAACTCGGGCAGAGGATAATTACAATAGGGTCTGGATTTGGAAAGGTCAACTTTAATTCGGTTACGCTTGGTATTATATCTGGGCTTGGTCGTGACTATGATAAGTTGGGTAAGGACTATCACTGGAGTGTTGCTTTCCAGACTGATAGCCCGGGATTCCCCGGAAATTCAGGATGCCCAGTCTTCACGACAGACGGAATAGTACGAGGAATATTAGTCGGTGGTTTTGATTCCAGTCTTATTATCTGTATGCCATGTGATTTATTCATTGACGACATCGAAGAAATAAACCGGATGTTTGTTCGGGGAAAATACTACAGTGAAAAAGAAACAGATGTCGCGGAAGAAACTTGGGAATATTGATATATTGGACAAGGTGAAATTATGCCGGAAGATAGGATTTATTTGCCATATAGATTTCAGACTCCGAGAATGGATCAATCGGTTCCCTCGAATCAAGTAAAGCCGGGTTCGTTTGGAAGACTTTCCGGTGTCGATGGTAGGTTCAATGGAGGACTTCATAAGTTCTATGGAATGAAAGAAGTTCTGGATTTAGATGATGAAGCTGTTATTGATATGGGAGCCATTGATACCCACAGTGGCCCGAGTTTCTTTAAGTATGTTACATTTCAAAAAAGAAATACATCTACAGTCTATAGAGGTTTCGTTATCCGATGGGACAATACAGGGAGTACAACCGACCAGCAAGTCGATTTAATATATACTTTGGACAATGGAAGCAATTGGTTGAAGCTTGCTATCTGGGCAAGTGGGGCTGGGAATGGAATTACATCCAGTCTCGAAATAGATTGTGTAGTTGATCGTGGTTACTTAATTGTATCAGTTGATACCAAGGCTTCCAAAACAATCTATTGGAATGGGACTGCTTTAGTAGCCATAGATTCGGGTCCAGGTGCTTTTGATTCTGAGTTAGGGGCCATGACTTTCGATACCTCCGCAGTGGATACGGATTATCAACTTCATGGATCGGGGACTTATCAAGTTGCCTATCGATTTTATTCATCTACTCGTGGGATTTATAGTGCTTTGAGTGATCCAATGACAATTCACCTGGATCATCTCAAGACAACAAAAGCAACGGGAACTGTTAGTCTCTCCACTGCGGGGGATGACGCTGGTTTAATGATAGAGGGCGATATTATTACAATCAATGGTCGAACTTATGAATATATTAGTTCGGGGTCAGATGTAACTGTCGCTGCCGCTGCGGGGGCTACCGTTGCTCAACATGCTACGGCTTTGGCGGATGCCATCAATGGAGATAGTTCGGCAGTCGTAACAGCTTCGGCACAGGCTTCCAGTGTTCTCTTGGAATCCATAGTTAGGGGAACTGCTGGTAATGCTTATACTTTAACTAAAACAGAGGTGGCCCCATATCAAACAGATATATCCGTGTCTGGGGCTACACTATCCGGGGGTGGTGTTATAACCACAGAATCCGAAACCCAAGTAAAAGCAACAATAGATTTTCCTGCTAATGACGCTGTTATATCTGGACAAGTTTATGCAAATATTACTGCACTATTTGATACGGTTGATGTGTTTCGCACGATAGACCTCGGAGAATCTTTCACGGGGCAAGGTGCAATATTTTACTTGGAACAAACAATCGCCAAGACTGGTAATTGGGCTACATCTGGAACTTGGGATTCTCTACAAGTCAATATTGGAACCCTTGTCGATGACGCTCTTCCATTCCAGACCATGTATGATCCTGAAAAAGATATTATTGCTGCACCTCCGCAGAGTGGAACTATTGGGCGGTATGCTGGAATTACATTTATGGCCCAGGCTTCGGATACCGATGGGGGATACGATACGCTCTGGAGTAGTGTCGAACATACTTCCCCGGAATATTTTAGTACCTATAATCGGCGAGTGGGGGACCCCGAAGACGGTAGGCCACTTCGGTTTATTCCTGCGGGAGATTCTTTGTTTCAACTTGGGTATAATTCCATTACTCATATATATAAATCGGGAAAATTAAAACCGATTCAGTTTACCCGGCTACATCGAAAGCGTGGCCCCGTGGGGAAAGAGGTTGCCCACTCCTCTGGGAATAGTGTCTTTATGATTTCCGGCCTCGGGCTAATTGTCTTGAATGCCACAGACGGGGGAATGGGAAGTGTCTCTACCGCCGACCGAGTAATCTTTGACGATTGGAAATCCAATATCTCCGATGTTAAAAGCTGTTATGATGCTATAATGAATGCATCCTTCTTCCTTGAGCCCACTGCGGAGGAGGTGCTTATTCTTTGGCATTCTACTCAAGTTTGTTCCATGTTGGATGGGGCAAACTTTGTGGGGGCTACATCGGGACCCGACATAGCAACTGGCAAAAATGATCGGGCGTTCTTTATTACGGCAACGGGACTCATAGTTAGCCCGGATAACTTGGAGGCAGGTAGTGGAACGATGTGGGATATAAGCAGTTCTTATACTATCAATGGCACTGCAACTGCTACATCCAGTACAACCCTGACAGACGAAGATGCTACACTGAACGCTGATATGGTTGGAACTAAATTGTATATGGCGAGCGGCGACAACGCCGGAGATTCCCGAGAAATATCGGGAATAGATAATGATACAAAAGTGGTTACATTCACTTCCGCGTTTGACAATGATATAACTACCGGCGATAGATACGCTGTCAGCCCTATACCTTTTTCCGCCAGGGCATGGCCATTGCAGGTTCCAGAACTATCTAAATTCAATCGGTGGATTACCACAGGCGTGGCCTTGAAAGTACGGAAACTGTCAGGATTTGACGGTAATGTGAATGACCATTGGCGAGTGGGGGCATATCGTAACAGTGGAACAACCATTGAAAGCACAACCGCGTATCCCAGTGTTGATTCAAATCCATCCGAATCTGCGGAGGCTTTGAACATAGCGGGGATTGATTTGGAGCCTTATATAGAGCAGATTGCCTCAGGGGTTAAGTTTGAATTGACAGATGCCGAATTCCCAGTATGCTTAACCGATTCAAGAAAAGTAAATAGCTCTTGACAAATTTTGGAAATGTGGTAGAATAATAGTAGCAAGGGATAGTATATATGACAGGAAAGGCAATTTTTATGAGAGAACCCAAACTTTTTGGACAAGATAAATATGAAGTTGAAAACGCTGCTGATACTTTATCTCGGGCTCACGAATTGGAAAGTATAAAACCCGAAATTTATGCGGCGGCACTTAAATTATTGAAGAAGCGACAAATAGCTATTAGTGCTGTACTTAGGGCATCTGCTTCTAAAAGGAGTAACAATGGCTGATATAAATACTACAACTCCTACAACCACTACGCCTACAGATTATCAATCTTATTTAGATAAGCTAAAACAGTCTGCGGCTCAAACACGGAAGGTTGAGAAATCGGATGTTCCTTATGGTATTTCTAAACTTGTTGCGGATGCTCCCGAGGGAGGAGATAAATTGAAGGGTCAAGCTGTTATATCCCAATATGAACAACAAGTAAAGACAAAAAAGAAACAAGCTGCAAAAGCTGCCACTGGACTTGAGATGGTGGGAGAATATACTGGAAAGTATATGGAGAATCTCGAAGCCATTCAAGGTCAGGTTAGAGCACAAACTGAGAGTGCCAAAGATTCCTGGGGGGCGGCGGCTGAGAAAGCGGATGAATATGTACAGGCGGCTCGGGGTAGGGTAGGAGAAGTTCTGGGAAAGATTGATGAAATCAATGCACAAATCGGAAAGGATCGGGATTTCTCTAAGGCTCATGCAATGCAAGCGTCTGTCCAGGCTACACTTGGTTCTATGAAATCCGAAGAACGAAACATAATGGAAACCTATGGTACGGATAGTAAGGAGTATCAACAATTTACGGCAAGTAAAAAAGTGGCCTTGGGGGCAGTACAGAGTAATATACATGCTACGTATGCCCAACTTGCCGAACAACAGGGCTTATCATATTTGAATGCAACATCCGATGCCATGACAAAATCAAATATGTATTTGGGATTCCAAGAACAGCAACATGTTGAGATGTTGAAATATAAAGACAGTGCCAAGAATGCGTACAACCTTCAAGTTGCTCAATTTCAAACCGGAGTAGAACAATTAAAGATGGCGGGGATGGAAAACCTTGCCAACTGGATAATCGAAACCCCTACGTTTTCTATGGATATGACCCCGTTAGTAACTCTAATCACTGAATTAGATTTGGGACCTCCGCAAAGGGGGGAGGCTCCTGTTGGTCTATCTGCTCGTCAGAAGACAATGATGACTCCTGGAATAAGGAAATAATATGGCAAGAGGAAAAGATGCTCCGGCGATAACCGGGGGACAAATTGATCCTTATGTTGCGGGTACATTGCAGCGAGGGAAAGAAATGAAACAGAGTAGGCTCTTGGCTGCTATGAAAGAGAAGGGTGCAACAGAACGAGCGGGGATTGCAAGTTCTACTCAATTGCAAACTGCTGGTATACAGCAGGAGACCTCTCTTAAAATGCAGGCGGCTCAATCTGCGTCAGATGATAGACGTGCGGCAGAAGCGGAGCGAGGTCGCCGAGAGGATATGAAATTCACTGAGACCATGCAACAGTCTACCCGAACATTTCAAGCAAAACAAGCTGAGTTGTCTAAAGAGCATCAGTTAGCAATGGTCAAAGGAGATCGGGACTTCGCAGAAAAAATCAGAGCCAAACAAAAATCCCTCCGCAGGTTTGCAATTGAAAAACAGACCGCTGCCCAAGAGCGTAGTACGAATGCTATCTTGTCTGTTGTGAAGGGAAGTCTCAACCGGGAGTCCGCAAAAGAAAAAGCTCTTACGGTTCTAAGTCAAGAAGCCGATAAGTTTGATAAAGACAAAACAATTTATGAGCGAACTAAAACCCGAGTTATAGAAAATGTAGGGACAGATAGGCGACTTGATTTACCCATCGTAGGTAAATTTACCTTGGGGAAAGCTCGTGGATTTGCCATTCTCCCCGGAGTTGCACCTCCCGTAGGGAAAGAACTTATACCGGGGACTCAAGCCGATCCAATGGGGGTTCTTCAAGATCAGTTTGATAAAAACAAAGCGGGTGTGTCTGTTGAACAATTGGCCCCGGAAAATATACATCTAATAGAGGACGCCCTACAAAACGGAACTCTTTCTGCGGAGGAAATTAGAAGTACACTCGGGGTACTGGAAGGAATGAAGGATGTCTTGGAACAAAAGCGAAAAGCTAATCCCCTGAGTGCAGGAGAAGATGCTTACGATTTTTGGAACGGGTCTTATCAATCTATAATTGATATGCGAGATGCCGTAGAGGGACTTGCGGATAGTCCAAAGAAAGTAACTGATAATGAACAGGAAACAGTAGGCTCTCGGGTTCAATATGCTCTTGGGGTTATACGAGATAATTCTTTGGGGGGACGAGCTTCCCGACTTCGAGAACTTAGTAGTGGTAATTTTGAAGCTGTCTTTGAAGACATGACAAAACAACTTCAAATCCCCTCGCTTTGGGATATCAACCCAGAAATGACTGATTATGAACGAGAGATAAGAGAAGATGAAAATGCAATGTTAATGCGATTATATCCTAATCTTGGAGGTGCTGAATAATGCCTGCTCCTATTGCTTATGGTGCTGGTCTTGCTGTTGGTAAGGCTTTGCCATTCATTTCAAAACACTTGTTGTCTCTTCTTATCGGCGGAGGAATTATTGGGGGCCAGGCCCTTGGGGAAATTGGTCGAAGCGGGGAACGTAAATTGGCTCGGGGACAAATGGAGTTGGAAGCTACTCTTGCCAAGAGTTCTGCGGAGGCAGGAAAGAAAGCCACTGCGGAGTCTCGTGCTCGGGCCAAAGAATATACGGAACAACTTTTGAAGGCTAAAAGAGAAGAACGCAGAGAATCTCGGGATATAGCTGCAATGGAATCTTTCACACAGAGTCAAGATCGACAAATGGCTTTGATTTTACAGGCGATACAAGCGATGTCTGCCAAACCAATGGGAGCAGGAACACAGGCTCCCGGTGGGGGTGGCATGCTTGGGTTGATGAGGGGAGCGTAATATGCCGATAGATTGGAATAATTTATACGGGAAAAAAACAAGTGTAACATCCTCTCCAACTCCAACAGGGGGGCATTTGAGTGGAGTAAAGTCCAAGTTAGGTGGGATGGGATTAAAAGGAATAGGAGCCCAGTTAATTGGATTGTTTATGTTAGATAAGATACTCCAGACAAGACACCAATCGGGGATGCGTGGAATACAAGCAGAGGGAATGAGTCGGCAAGCTGAAATGGCTACTCCTGAAAATCTACTTACACAGGCGGCTCTTCCACAGGCACAAGAAGAAGAATCTATGGCAAGGAACGCTTTGTTACTACAGTTATCCGGGGGAGTCATAGGTCCCACCGTAGCTAAAGGAAACCGGATGATTGGAGGGTAACGGATGCCTAAATATGATCCTTCTACAGACGTGCCCTTTGGGATTGCTGGAGCCGATTTTCCAATTTCTGTGTACGACAGGCCTCAGCTTGCATTCGGCAATCTACTTAAAGGCAATGTAGATGCAGCCACCCGTGCTATTTTTTCTCCCCAAACTTTAACTCCTTCGGAAATGAAGACAGTTCGGGACACTCTTTTCCGAGGAAAAAAACCAAATCTAATTCTTAAAACTATTACAGATATCGCCACTAACCCACTTGTAATCATGGGATTAGCCGTGGGGTTATGGAAATTTCCTCTTGGGACCGCTCAACCACTACTTGAATTACGTCGTGGACTCATTCCTAAATCGGCAGCTATGGGAAAGATGATGTCTGGTTTACATGGAGCCATGATGAACCTCCGCAGTATTCCCGGGATGTTTGAGTCATTGCTTGGGGTTACTACAGAGACTACTAAGTTTATGGCTAAGTATGGAGATGATGCCAATGCTATTTTCTTAAAGACTGGCCGACTTTCCCGGGCGGAAGGTGCATTGGTGTCGGCGAGATTAGATGGGCTCCATAAATCTTCTCATTACATGGTTAAGGCTCTTCGGAATGAACCGGAATGGCTTGCTTTTATGGGGGGAAAAGATGTCCCTATTGCATCTAATATACAAGGGGTTATGGATTCTCGGTTAGTGGGACTATCAGATCGACTCCGGGGATGGTATAATGCGACGCGTAAGACTGTAAGTAAATCCCCGGAAGTTTTGGGTCGAGTTAGAAAGGCAGTAGAGAAAAAAGGGTTGCAGTTTGGAGACGACGTTGAAGATTATTTTCCTCGTCACGGTCAGTATAATAAATACTATAAGCGATCCATTCGAGGGACAACCGGAATTCAATATCGTACTTGGTTGCACAAGGAAACCGGAGCGATGGTTGGGAAAGAACAAATAGCTCGAACAGGTGGGTTATTTGCTAATCTGGACGACATACAGATGCTCGAACAATCCGGGGCAATTAAGCCGGGCTTTTCAAAAATGGTCAAGTCTATTATGACTCGAAGAAGTCAAGCATCCTCCGCAAAGGCAGGTGAAATTTGGGGAGATATTACACGAATAGGTCTGGACGAATCTCAAGCCCGGGTTGAATTTGTACGTAGAATGAGAGAATATTATACAAAGGGGGGCGGAAAACATCTCGACTTTGTTCGTCGGCTTGGTAATCCAAAGATGGCAGACGATACTTTAGATTCAATGGCGGGGGCTTTGCAAGATGCAACATTTAAGGGCGGTGGTAAACTACAGAAAGAACTTTTTGAAATTGGAAGAGTTCTCGCGGAGCCAGCCCAATATACTTTGAATCCTTGGGACGCGACGGGTAGATATTTGAGTTCTATGGCGTCCTCGTATGCCTGGCATGGGACAGGCCTTGGTGACAAAATTATGACCATTGCCAAGAAACCAGGGGTCTATAAAAATGCTCCCTATCTCGAATCATACCTATATGATGATATAATTCCCCATGTGCGGGGGTTGAAATCATATCAAGAACTCCAACGATCCATTTCTTTCTCTTCGGGGAAAGAGAAAATCTATAACTGGTTACAACAAACTCCAATAGCAGATCAGGTCTTGGGTAAAAAAGGAAAAGATTGGCTCCTGAAATATTTTGGGGATACATCTAAATCCCTATCTGCGGAGGGGGTCGGATCAAAAATAGCTCATTCTTTTTATCTGTCTACTCTTGGAACTAATATTTCTCCGGCCTCTAAGAACCTGCTACAAAACTTTCTTACCACGATGAATACTCCAGGAATTGGACCACAAGGTATTTATAGGGGATTGATGGGGGTTCGAGGGGGCGAAGGTGCATTGGGAAAGATGCAAGAATATCTCCGCATGATTACAACGGGGACAGGAACAAAAGCAGCTTTCCGCAAGGCATTCCCAGAATATATAGATGATATGGGCGATGCTTCTCAAATCGTAGAGTCAATGCTTGCCGGGGATGTCGCAAAAGAAGGAATAGCGGGGAAATTTCTCGGGGTAAAAGGGAAATGGGAACAAATTAAGACGGCTATGCTCATGCCTTTTAGTACCTCGGAAGGGTTTAATAGGATAGTGGGGTATTATGCGGGGAGAAATTCACACCTGTTCCATAATGCAAGGAAACTTGCGGGGGCGTCCAATGCAGTAAAGAGTCAAATATTCAAAGAGGCGGGGCAAGTAGGTCAATCTCTTACAATGACCTCGCACTTTACTGGTGGTCCGTTGGGGATACCAAAAGCCCTAATCAATACATGGGCTCCTTGGCGACAGTTTATGCACTTTCCCACGCGATTTGCTGGTTTCTTACATGGTTCTCTTCGCATGGGGCCAGACCCCTCAAAGTTGGATTGGGGGACGATAGGGAGAACAGTCGCTGGTTCTACCGCCGCTTATGTTGGAGCGAGAAACTTGGCGGGGGTAGATATTTCATCAGGACTTATGACAGGAGCTTTGCCTGTTCCAACCTATGAAGGGGCTCCATTCTATCCCTGGCCGCTTGTACCACCGGCCTTGAGCGTAGCTGGTACGGCAGTTAAGTCTTTATTAACGGGGTCAACTGAGGGATTGGAGGGGGCAGCTTCTTTATTGGTCCCAGGCGGCGTTGCTGCACGTAAGGCATACCGTAGTTTGGCCCCTAAGTATGCCGATTATAAGAATAGAACGCCGGATGGCCGCATCCCACTCTATAATGATTCTCATGCCTTGATAGGTACGATGTCGCCTATGCAGCTAACCCTTCGGGCGTTGGGCTTAAAATCATCTGGTTTAGCAGCGGAACAAGGGGCTGCTAAGTGGCTCTTGGCACAGCGAGAGAAACTCAGGGCCTATCGTCGGGATTATCTACAGGCTCTCACAGAGAACGACAACCGAAAAGCCGAAGACATACAAAGAGAATTTAGACGGGCATACCCTGAACTTGGACCGCTCCAGGTTAAGAAGTCCGATATTAGAGCTATTGAGAACCGAAGAGAAATATCCAGACTCCACAGGATTGAGAAAGGAGTCCCCTCGGCGTATCGACCGCTCTTTAGTCAAGTCCTCGGAGAGGCCAGCCTTGCTCGTGTCACAGAAGATATCGAATCCGGGTCAACGGGCCTCGAAGCTTATCTACAATAATCTTATTTTTTTGTTGACTTTCCTCCGCAGAAGTGGTATAATATACACATAATCGAACCCAAAATATATTTGAAAGGAAAAGAAAATGAAAGAACGAATTGAAATTACAGTTAAAGTAAATGGGGAAGTAGTGCCGCTATCCTCTCTCTCGGATGAGGCCATTAGCAATATCAAACAGCAAGAAAGACAGCAACTGGAGAAGAACGTTCCGGTATTCAGTAAACTCTCGAATCGTCTCGTTGTAAAATTGACTCCTACCGTAATAAAAACAATGCGAGAATTAATAAGGCAACTGGACAGTGAGAACTACTACCCAGAAAAGGGAAGTTATATGTCTTTTGAGCCGAATGGGCTTGTTGGTACATATTATCTGGGAAAAACGCAAGCAGATGTTTTGTCGTCCTATTCCGGTGGATATCTGGAAGCTATTTTTCCGGGAAAATAATGATTGAGTTTGAATCACATCCTGATTGTACGGAATGCCCACTGCACGAGATGGCAGTGCATCCGGGGATAGCTACTCGTCCGTTGTATGATAATCAAACCATTCAAAAGGATAGGGCTATTCTATTTGTTGGACAACATCCAGGGGGACTTGAAGACCGGGCTAACAAAGGATGGATTGGATACGGTGGGGGACTTCTTCGTACAATAATAGAGACCACTGGCTTGCAGAAGTTGTGTGATGTATTTCTATCGAATGCCTGTCGGTGTAAACCTCCGCAGGATGGTAGTATATCTCAAAGTCAAATTAGGATATGCCGAACTTTGTTGCAAATTGATGTTGAAGACTTACAGGCTCATTACAAAGAAGTTATTTTGGTAGGGCTGGGGGCAAAAGCAGCTTACAGTATTGCCAAGCTTAGTTCACTCAATAAAGCCCTGAAACAACAGGGAAGCATGGCAACTATGTTTACTATGCAGGGAGGTCCCAATGTCCATCCTCGAATGTTCTTTACTTATCACCCCGCCATGCTCCATCCAATGAGACAACCTGCGAAAGTACGAGCAGTTGAATCACACTTTACACTTCTGAGGAGGTATCTCAAAGGAGAATTTATTCCAAATGATATGGTAATAAACCCGGAGTTAGGAATACCTGTTCCAATTTGGTTGCCAACTCATGTTGCTTGTGATATTGAGACCTACGGAATTCTGGCGGGGAATGAACAGACTGTTTTCAATCCCATAAAGTCGAAGTATGTGGACGGATTTGATTTTGATGAACAGGTTGTAACTGTCAACTTTACTTGGCGTAGTTTGTCAAATGAATTACGAACCGCTGTTTACGTTGTCAAAGACAGAAGACACATGCGGATTATTAGGGAGTGGTTTAAGCAATTGAGTCGGGGATATCATGTTCTTGTTGGTCAGAATATCAAATTTGATTTGGAGTTCCTTACTTGCTCAGATAAGGAACTCCGATATTGGATAGACCCCCGCAGGTTACGTGTTGATGATACAATGATTCTCAGTTTCTTGTTATATGAACAACAACCAGAAAAAGGATTAAAGGAACTGGCAATCTTACATGGAATCTCCGACTATGGAAAAGAAAAAGTGACCGGAAAATCTGGGAATGCTAAGTCCCCTTGGGATAAGAACTTACATCACTATAATTGTTTGGATGGTGCAACAACGCTCGTTCTTTATTTTGAACTTCTGCGGAGGATTGCCAAGAAGTATGGTGACAAGTCGGAGAAGTTATCGAAAGTTTGTGCTGATGTTCGCAACATGATTATTTGGGACACATTCGATTTGGATTTGAATGGTAGTTCTTTGGATATAAAAAAAGTAACTAAGTTTCATAATAAGCAAAAAAATTTATGCACTCGCATCTTTGATAGGGCAGAAAAAAAAGGATTAAAACTTGGGGGGAAAGGATCGGACAAACCATTGCGGGAATTTATGTTGGGGTGTTTAGATGAGGCTGGGTTATTGGATGACCCTCAAGTAGAGTGGACAAAGAAAATGGGAGGCGTTTCTATTGGAGTTGAAAATGTAAAGCTTCTAAAGAAAAATTCTTTTGCAACTTCCAAGAAAAACTTAATTGCTCTTTTTCAGGGATATAAAGAACATAGTAAACTTGTTACTACATATACAAAACCACTTCTTGAAGATTCTCGGAAGGGAATTGTTACACGCTCTGACAATATTGGAATGGTCTATCCGTCTTGGTATCCAATCCCGAGTTATTTCGAGCGAGGAAAAAAAGAAGCCGAGACCAAGGGGCAAATACAGGGACGGTTTAGTTGTACGAAACCTGCACGATTAACTGAACCCCATTCAATTAGGGATTGTTCTATATCACGGTGGAAAGGTGGGACGATTGCAGAATGGGATGTGTCCCAAGACCACCTGCGGATGGCAGCTATATTATCCGGCGATCCTCTTTTAATGGATGCCTATTTGAATCCAAAGGGAAGTATCCATACACAAACTGCTCTTACCTTATTTCCAGACGCGGATCCAACTGATCCCGGGTGGAAAAAATCAGATATGTATAAATTGGGGAAGACCCTTAATTTTTTGGTTATATTCAAAGGGGGACCGGGAGCATTTCAATCGACTGCGTTAAGCGATGCTGAAGTAGAAGTTCCAATTAAATTCTGTGCGGAAGCAATTAACACATGGTATGAAAAACATCCTGTGTATAAACAATGGCAGGATTCAATGATTGACTTAGCAGCCGAGCAGGGATACCTTGTTTTACCTACGGGATGGAGTCGGACATTTGCATTAGGTCCGCAGGGAGTAGCAAATTATACCAACGAGATTTGTAATTTCCTCCATCAATGTCCGTGTAGTCAAATAACACAATCCGCACAGTATCAGATAATGTGTACACTGCGGAGGTATCATTTGAAAACAGTCATTCCCTTGCAGATATATGATGCGGTATTTGCCGACATTTATCCCGGGGAAGAAAAAAATGTGGATGAAATCTATGGAGAAGCCATGACCCATCCCCCATTGTTGAAAGTATTTGAAGAGTGGACGGGGCGATCAGTTCCATGGCTCTGGGAAAAGAAAACTTATGATACTATTTCCTAATAAAAAATACCAAATAATAGTAGTTGATCCCCCTTGGCCGATAAAGAAAATAACACGCAAGAAACGTCCAAATCAAACAACTATGGATTATCCAACAATGCCAATAACAGATATTGAAAAGTTACCGATAGCTAAACTTGCTGAAGAAACCTGTTGGTGTTTTCTATGGACGACACAAAAATTCCTTTTTAATAGTAAGTCAATTTTGGAGGGTTGGGGCTTTTCCCACTTACTTACAATGGTATGGGAAAAAACCTATGGTCGTTCGGCGGGGATGCCCTTATTTGGATTTAGATATAACGCCGAATTTATCCTTGTTGGGTATAAAACTAAACCTACTCTTTGGCCTAAAAGAAAACTTATACCGGCAGTATTTCAGGCCGAAAATATTAGACATTCTCAAAAACCCGATAGGTTTTACAGTATGATAGAGGTATTGGGGTCAACTCGTATAGATTTATTTGCAAGAAATAAACGCCAAGGGTGGGATGTTTGGGGAAATGAAGTCGAAGTATCCCAGCCGAACGTAGAAAGCAAACAGGCTACTATTAACGCCGCATTAAAACGATTGGGGAAATAGAAATATGTCGATTAAAGTAACCAGGGTTGTAAATATTCGTACTTCGGAGTTCGATGTTTTCATTGGTCGTCCAAGTCGATGGGGCAACCCCTTCTGGATAGGGCCTTATAGGTCCAGAGATGCTGCAATTAAAGACCACATGGATTGGTTAGATGGAAAATTAAAATCCACCGCAGGGCGGGAACCGCCTACAAAAGCAGAAATTAAAAAACATTTAACTGGCAAGAGACTTGGTTGCTATTGTAAACCCCAAGCTTGTCACGGGGATAATTACGTTGCAATATGTAGGGGGAAACATGGCTAAAATACGAAAGACGGACATCTATCGTAGGTATAAGATACCCACAGAGATAACAATACAGATTGATACTCGCGAGCAGTTTCCTATGTTGTTTCCAGACATGATAAAGATTGCCAATCCGGAACAGTCTTATTTATTCCTGCCCATTCAAGTTGTGTCCCAACGAATCGGACTTGATTGCGGAGACTATAGGCTTAAAGAATATCCAACGGATTGTATTATTGAACGTAAAGCTGCCCAGCTTGAGATATACAAGAACCTAAATGAATCTCATGATCGTATCAGGCAAGCAAAAGCATTCCGTAAATTATCAGGGGCTTGTAAATATCCACTCTTATTAATCGAAGCCTCCGCAGGGGAGTTGCTTTCTCCGAGTCCACGTATAAAGAACCCAGAGATTGTCCCACATCGCTTAGCTCTTGCCATTGCTAAATACAAATTCAATGTGATGTTTATTCCCTGGAAGAGTCGAAGTTCCATGACACGTAGGAAGGTTGGCACACTGTTGATCCATTTAATGTTGGGGTACTCACTTCAATCTACTTTTGATGTACCACCAGTCTTGTTAGATAACCCTGCGGAGGAGGGATGATTTTTTAATGTGCACTGGGGTTTTGTTTGATAAATAGGAAACTAAAATATATTTCAAGAAAATAACTTTTTAGGCTTGACTATATGTGTAAATTTGGTATAATAAAGGTTGATAGGGATTGAACGTTAAACCCAAACTAAAACATAATATAAAGAACGTATTCGATCCCTTATTTTTAGACCTCCGCAGGATAGGGAGTCGATGATACAGTAGTACATTGGCTCCCTTCCATTTTTTCTTTGAAAGGAAAGAAGAATGAGCAAGAACCCCAAAGTGAAAAAATCAAGATACAAATCTCCGCCTGTGATCTTCGTCCCCGACGATACCTACGTAGATGATACAGGTCACTTAATCGGCACAAACGGTATATTCGTTGTAAGCCCAAAACACTACCTGGACATCCGGGCCGCACTCAAGTCATCACAGGAGGCCAAACATGATAAATCCCAATCGTGACGCGAGCGAGGAAGTTCTACAGCAACACAAACAAGAATCCTACGAGCGGTTCCGGGTTCAGTTCGCTATGGCGGTCGAACAGAAGCTGATTGACTTTGAAATGACGTGGGGTGATTTAGCTACTTGCATTAAAGGTCAAAAAACAGACGGTATTTTCATAAAAACACGCATTAAAAATGGGAGTTTATCTGCGGAGGGGATGAACGATATAGCCCATGTCTTTAGCTGTGAACCATATATTATACTCAGACCTCGACTTCCTTGGGTACAAACTTAATTTTTCCCTTGACTTTGGTTTACCAATATGATATAATATACACATATTAAAAAGAAGATAATGAACATTAATGAAATCCAACCAAGGCCATTTGAATGTCACCAGTCCAGTATTGCAACTGCACATGGTTGTGAACGATGTTTCTTTTTTAAGGAGCGGTGGGGCGTCGTACTGCGAGGTGTCAAGGTAAAAACAGGGGCATCTCTTGGCAAACTCTACCATAGATTTCAACACTTGGGTCCGGGACACGAGCAGGAAGTTCGAGCCGAGGTCCAGGGAATGCAAACAGACTTGATGGCCCGAGCGGACAAAGGCGAGGATTTGGATGGCGAGATGGTTCGGTTTGCAACTCTACTCACGACGCTTTACAACAAAGCCGAAGTGATGGCCCACTTATTCTGGGAACGCTACCCAACCCCGGATTATTTGAAAACAATCGGAACTGAAATCAAACATTCCATGACAATTCAAAACGGTCCTTTAGATGGAATGGTGTTGACTGGAACCATCGACAAATTAACCCAAGACATTCGTAATGGAAATATTTGGGATCGGGACCATAAGAGTACCGGGCGTTCGCTGGATACTATCTTTGCTGGATTTCCTTGGTCAACTCAAGCCAGAATCTACCGAATCTTGGCCGAGGATTGGATAGGCCAACACGAACAATCTAAAGTTGTGGGCTTTATTCTGGATGGGATATTAACACCGGGGATTAAACTCTGCAAGAAAGATGTCAAAAATGCAAAAGATTGGAATTGTTCCGAATCAGAAGCATACCTCCGCAGGGTTAAAGAGTGGTATGCTGCAACTGGAACGGCCTCGATTCGATCCGAAGCGATGATGTACAATGAACCACTGTACTCTCGCGAGTTGCTGCATGAGTTGATGTTCATGAAAGAGCTCAGCAGTCGAGCCAATGATCCTAATGAATATAATCGGGACCCGTCGAGATTTCATTGTTTCCTCTACGATTCTCAGTGCGTTTATTATGACCTGTGTTCGTCGCCGAAAGTCAAGTGGCCGGAATTATTTGAAAACAAATATAAAATCAAATCTGCGGAGGAATCCAAATGAAAAAATTGATTTGTAGTATACTTACTCTGCGGAGACATTGGTTCAAACATTATCCCGGAGAGAAACGATATGTGCGGTGTCGCCTGTGTGGGTAGACGCCGAAAAGTATGTGGAAACAAAGAGAAAAGATTTTGAGGAGAAAAGTAATGAGTGCGTACAAAACAATAATAATAACTTGGATCATAGCTGCAATAATTATAGCCTTTTTATGTTTATTCTGCGGAGGTTGTCAGGATTCCTTTGGGTTGCGGTTTTCGCCGACTCAGGAGCAGAAACAATCTGCGGAGTTGACCAATCAGTTGGCCCGAAAAGTAAATGTGGATGGCACTGATCCCCTAAGTCCGGCGAGTAGAAAGCTCGTAGACGGCACAGCGACTTCCCTTGCTTATACCGGTAGGCCGCAGGTAGCTCCAAATCTCGATGAGTTTGATACGATTAACAATCAGGCACAGGATGATGCGGTAAAACGACCCGATGTTGCAGGGACGATGGATTCTGCTTTGGAGATTGGACTCGGCATTGCGGCTTTGATGGGTGGGGCTGGGGGGATTAAGTTGGCCCAGGGAATAAAGAAGATTCATGGGAAGGCCAAAGCATTTAATGAGATCGTGTCCCAAAATGATTTGTACAAACGAATGGCCTCCGCAGAGGAAGCCGTTAGATTCAAAAAAGCTTTCGCCGGGCAAACGGAAACCACGAGAAAATTCGTAGCAGAAGCTCGTGTCATAGATAAAACCAGAATGGTAACTATTCCGAAGGAGAACGTATAATGGCCGAGCAACCAAAAACCACACCTGCGGAGGGAAATGTTACGATGGCTACGGCTCCAAATAACGTCCCTGATATTCCAGCGGATTGGAAGAATCTGGCGGTTGCGTCCGGTTATAAGCCGAAGAAAGCGGAGGATTTGAACTTATGGATAGTTGGCCCGAGTGGAGAGGGAAAGACTACTTTTGAATCCAGTATTCCCAATCAACTCATCTTGGATTACGACAATGGAGCGGCAGGAATCCCTGGAACTCGTTCCAATCGAGTTTATGTCCAAAATTATGAACATTATATGCAAATTATGGACAAGCTCATTGTGGAGGGATTAGCGGGAAAGGCTCATTGGCATCGTATCTCAACAGATACCGTTGATGAATGGGTCGGGATGATTAAGAACCAGTTGCAGAAAGAGAAAGGAGTCGAGGACATTACAGAGTTCGGGAGTCAGGGACATGGATGGGGAATGATTCGAGAGCGGTGTTGGTCGAAGCTACGAGAGTTGGAGAACGCCGGTTATGTCTGGTCTTGTGTGGGACATTTAACTACGAAGACAGAGACGAACCCATCGACTCACAAAGAGCGGACTGTTATTCGGGAATCTGTATTTCCATCTTTTGCCAAACAGATTACAACCCGAAGTGATTTCAAGTTGACGATTTATTGTGTCAATAAGGAGACTGAGAAAACAAAAAAACGGACGCTTCCGAGTGGTCAGGTCATTGAAGTTCCCGATGGAGTAGAACAGAAAGCAACCTATTACGTGGATTCTCTGACCACTGCGGAGAGAGATGGGAAGAGTAGGGGGGCTCTTACGATGGAGCGTAAATTTACCATTCCTCCTGTTAACGCCTGGGATTTATTTGTCGAGAAGTATAATACGGCGATAGAGCAAGCTAAAAAACAATACGGGCAATTGTGAAGAAACGTAGTTGGTCTCATCTTTGGGATTAACAAAGAAACAATATCAATAATTTTTTGGAGAAAAGACACATGAGTGACATTAACTTTGAGCAAATGCTCGCACAATTCAATCAGGATTACCGCGAGGCCGAAGTATTTAATGACAGGATGCCGGACGATGGGAAGTATATCATTTCCCTGATTAAGTTGGATACTGGGACGGCAAAAGAAGGCGGAGCTCCCTGGATGAAGCTACGCGGTCGGATTGAAGACCCGCAGGATGCAACGTGGGGCGGCTTTGAATTCCCCGTTGGATTCTACTCTGCAAAGGCATTCGGCATTCTCAAGGGAGCGGTTAACGTATTGGCCGGAAAATCCGTCAATGATTTGGCCGAGGCTTATGAAGTCCTCAAAGCATCTCTTGGCAAGATCATCGAGGGAGAAGTCAAGACAACAACCTCCGCAAAGAACGGTAAAGACTATACAAATTGCTACATCCTGAAAGTGATCGACGAGGTGGCCTCCGCAGATGCCCAACAAGCCGAAGCTCCTGCCCAAGACCCAGCCATAGTGGACCCGGCGACCGACGTTAATGATATTCCATTTACCGGCGACGGCGATGCTTCTGTTGGCGATACGAATCCCACAGAAGTTGGGTAACCGGAACAGCCAGTGTCGGGGCGGCGGTGTAAGGTACACCAAATATCATGCAATCAGATGTTCGCTGCCTGCCCCAATACTGGTTTTGTTGAGGAAGAAAAAATAGAACCAATTAAGATTCCAATTTCGATATGTCCTCATTCCTCCGCAGGGAAGATTCGTGGGTGGTATGTGTTGGCTAAGCGATTGTTTCGTGGGGACGATCCTATTCTGTTTAAGCATCAGTTTTTGGGGTTCAATGGGAACTTGATAGTTTCAGTCCAGCAAGCCGCGATTAGGTCGTTATTTCAAATGGCTACGAAATATCCGAAGTTGGAAGACAGAGATATTACCTGGCTGGGGAAAGTTTCCCTGTTTCGATTGAAGGGAGGATTTAAGGTATACATTCCTGGGGAGTATTTGGAGGTTGAAAACCCAACTCGGGTTGAAACCGTTGGTATTTTTAGATGTCATACCGCGTATAATCGAAAATTATTTTATTATCTGGAAATCCCCGCTATTACTGCGGAGGTACTTTTGGGTAGAAAGGCGTTAAAATGAAGAAACAAGGTTTAGTGATACATGATGGGAGAGTGATAGAATGACAGCTAAAGTAAGACATTCAGAAATGGATTCAAACAATAGTTTATGGGTAGTAGACAATGATCATGCAGATTATTATATTCAACCAGACGGAAGTGAAGGACCCTATTTTGTATATGATACCGAAGCCGAAGCTCAGGCAGCACTTGATTTGTATTTGGAGAAGCAACCACAACAGTGCCAAGTAACGCCAGGTGTTGTAGAGACAATGCGTGAGTTCAAAGGTGGTGCTACGCGGGATACGCTTCGGGGCAAACTCAGTTATGTCAAGGCTTTGTCTCCAATAGTTTTACAACGATACGTTCAATATCTCAATGTCCATAGATTGCAGCCTGATGGTTCTATGCGTGATTTCGATAACTGGAAAAAAGGCATACCGAAAGACGTTTATTTTGATGGGCTTGGGCGTCACTTTTTAGCTGCGTGGTTGTTGGCACAGGATTTTCCGGCAGAGGATAATCATGGCCCAGTTACACTCGAAGATTCTTTGGCGGCAGTTATCTTTAATGCAAGTGGTTGGCTCCACGAGCTTGTTAAGGAAAGAATAAATTACCAAGCAGCCATAGACCACGAGATGGGAACTGAAACCAAGCCAAGCTACGGTGGTAAGATCGACCGCACTAAACTAACTCCAGGAGGTTACTAATGTGGCAGGATAACGTAAACGGAATGTTTGAATTTCTTAGTGCGTTCTTTGTCCTCTTGCATTGTGTAAAAATGTATAAGGATAAGAAGATCAGGGGCGTAAGCCTGTTGGCTGCTATTTATTTTACTGCTTGGAGCTACTGGAATTTGCATTACTATCCGCACCTTGAACAGTGGTGGAGTTTCGGTGGAGGGGCAACTACTACTATGGCCCACACTATCTGGTTTTCTATGATCGTTTACTATATTTGGAAGGAAAAACATGAATAATAAAATAGTGACCTACACGGGAAAGGTTTTCGACCTACTTGATCCGAGACCGGAGACAGTGTGTATTGAAGATATTGCACACGCTCTGGCTCATATCTGTAGGTATACGGGGCATGTGCGGAAGTTTTATAGCGTGGCCCAACATTGTGTGTTAATTGCCCAGGCTGATCTACCGGGGGGAGCTTTACAGAGATTACTCCACGATGCCGCGGAGGCCTATATTGGAGATATGGCAAGTCCTTGGAAACAATTACTAAAGGTATTTGAATCACGTAATTGTTCAACATTGGGCAGCGGATTTCCGATATGGGTCAATGAATATGAACAAAAAATCCAAGACGTGATTGGAATAGCTTTAGATATTGACCTTTCTTTTTCTGCGGAGGTCAAAGAGGCAGATAATAGAATGTTTTCCACAGAAATACGGGATTTAATGCCACCTTCTAAGGAGTTTAAGTATTGGAAAGATAATCTGAAACCCCTGGATATTACGATAATTCCCCAGGACACTGAACTCGCTGAGGCAGCTTTTCTAAACGAATATTGGAGGTTGAAAAAAAATGAGTAGAGTTTTAACCGTAGGTGATTTACATATTCCCTGGGAACGTAAGGGCTACTTTCAATTCTGCTGTGACCTATATGAAGCCTGGGATTGTAATACCGTGGTATTTATTGGAGATGTAGTTGACTCTCACGCGGTATCTTTCCATAAGAAACATCCTGATATGCCGGGGGCATTGCAGGAGTATGAACAAGCTAAGAAACAGGTCAAACGCTGGTATAAGCGATTTCCAAATGCTGTAGTGACTATAGGAAACCACGACGAGCGGATTATTCGTGTGGCCAGAGACGCCGGTATCCCGGAAGTTTATCTAAAAAGCTATGAGGTGAATTGGGGAACATCCGGTTGGAAATGGAAACAAGATCATATCATAGACGGCGTGTATTATTATCACGGTACAGGTCAAGGCGGGGAATACCCGGCATCTAACGCTGTGCGTAAAATGCTTATGTCGTGTGTTCTCGGACACAACCACACAGCTTCCGGGATAAAATATTTTGTCAATCCTGCCAATAGGTTCTTTGCATGTGATGTGGGATGCGGAATAGATGATAAGAGAATGGCCTTCGCCTATGCCATTAATAATAAACGGCGGAGCGTTCTTAGTGCCGCAGTAATTATCGACGGCGTACCTTATGTCGAGCCGATGAAGTGTGGCCGCGGCGAAAAATACCATGATTCGGGGTTCAAATAATGAGTGTAAAGGGAACGTGGCCGAGGCCATTTACGACAACACGGGAAGAACGGGACCTCCGCAAAGACCTTATGTGTGGCGAGATCACGCGGGCGGAGTACAACAAACAATATGAACGGCTCAAGAACCAGGGGCTCATTCAAAGAAATGGACGAGTTATGAAAAAGGATTAGGAATAATATGGATACACACTTTCTCAAAGAGAAGATACAAGAGTTGAAAGAGCAGCTGGCAATCATAGAAGAGGAGAATAAATCCCTTCGAGATTACATTCACGATCTGGAGGCCAATCAAACCACGAGCAAAATTTCACGCAGTCTAACTGAAATTCCTTCCGAATTTGGTTACGTCCCATAATAGTTAGAACCCGATAGACGCCCGATAACTGCGGAGGTCGGCGGGCTTGGTATTTTCGGACGTAGGGAGGTTGTCATTTGGTTTCTTGTTTTACGGTGGTTTCCTGTATAGGATATGTTAGGTTTTTGGGAAATTCATTATCCTATTATACCATATTTGCAAGTAAAAAGCAAGTAAAAACCCGACCGGAAAAAATATTCAGATTTTTTTTATTTTTCACTTGACATACCTCCGCAGATAGTGTATAGTTTACGTATGAGTATGGAATGGCGAAATATAATCAAGTTGGCAATATGGGCATATATTTCTTTACTGTAATTGGAGCTTAAAATGAAGCAAGCAATTCGCGAATGCCCGGTTGATCCGAGTATGCCGGACGAAGAACGAGACGACTTCTATGAGTATTTTGACGATGACCTGGACTTTGATCCGTCGGACGATTATGGTGGACTTGATAGTGATTAGCTGTCCGTCCGAGGGTGAACGATAGACACTACCTCCTATCCCCCACCTCCGCAGGTTTTTATGGATAATTACACTGCGGAGGTATTTTTTTTCTAATAATTAGAATTTTTTACTTGACATGGGGATTGGGATAGTGTATACTTTAGGTAGTTGTTGTGGTGGGTTTTCGGTTTTTTATTTTTTTTGGAGGCGGTAAAATGAGAATCAAAGAAACAAAAGTTTACCCGTTTGGCGAGCTGTCAGACGATGTGAAACAAGAAGTTGTTGAAGATATGGCTGATATAAATGTCGATTATGACTGGTGGTATGATTATGACGACAAAAAGGAAATAGTTAAACTAATGGGCATAGATATTGATAATATCTATTTTTCCGGCTTTTCTTCCCAAGGGGATGGGGCTTGTTTTGAAGGGAGTTATGAGTATAGAAAAGGATGCGTTAAAGCCATAATGGATTATGCCCCAAAAGACACTGAATTGCATAGGATCATCAAGGAATTGCAATCCATTCAGAAAAAGTGCTTTTACTCGGCAAAAGCAAGTGTTAAGCAGTCCGGCCACTATATGCACAAGTATTGTACCGAGATTTCCGTAGACTTTGAAAATCGGAATACCAGCATTGACTATTACAATCAAGAACATGAGGAGAACATCACGGAATTACTTCGTGATTATATGGAATGGATATATAGGAGTCTGGAGAAGGACTACGAATACTTAACCAGTGAGAAAGCTATAATCGAAACAATCGAAGCAAACGAATACGAATTTACAGCGGACGGTAAACTACAATAATCTGTGGAGGTGGTAAAATGAAAAAAATTAAATTTAATTGCCGAAATATTGTTGGTGGCTATGATTCACAGCTTAAATTGCAAACTGAATTAAAAGAAACAATTGGCTATTATTTTAGATGGAGTGACTGGCATTTTGTTATTCACAAGTCCTTTTCTACTTCTGGTTATTACGGTGGGTGGCGAGTTACTGAATTATCCACAGGATGCGGAATTACAGGACTTAGCCTAACACGTAAAGAAGCACTACAGCAATTTGAAGAAATGAAATTGAAAAGTTTCAAAAAATATGGCAAGTTTGCAACAAATAGTTTTCAAATGGAATTAAAAAGGCGGGTAAACAATATGTTTGAAGATTATGGTATTGCTAATGATGTTAGTCAATTTTGCGGAGATTAATTAATGTCAAATAACAATGGCAATCTAATCAACAGAAAAAATTGCAAGGAGTTTACGCTAAAGTGGGCACAAGCGAACAGGGCAGGATGGCGGCCTACACAAGTGAGTGAGCAATTTATTGACGACCTGAATGCACGGGTTCGGTTGTTGGTACAAGGTGCTGTGGATAAGCATAGGAGTGTGGGACGGACTGTTAAAGATTTGTTTTGAGGAAATAATAGAAGAAAAAATAATGGTAGGAGAATGATTAAAATGACAATAGACGATGTAAGAGATATGAGTGTGGATCGATTTTGTTCTATTATTATGACGGCGTTGGACGCTGGACAAATAACAGGAGGAGAAGCGATAGAATTGATAACCGAGTTTTGGCCCCACTTCTGTGTATAATCACAGGTAAAAACAAAGTTATGAGCAGGATATGATATGCGAAGGCGCGTACTAACAAACAATATAATATGTGATGACTGTGAAGATGTGATAAGGGATTTCCCGGATAACTGCATTGACCTCATTGTTACCTCACCACCTTATGCTGACCGTCGCAAGAAAACCTATGGTGGAATTCACCCTGACAAGTATGTGGACTGGTTCTTGCCCAAGTCAAAGGAGTTCTTGCGAATCCTCAAGCCCTCTGGAACGTACATTCTCAACATTAAAGAGAAGGCAGAAAATGGAGAAAGGCACACCTATGTTATCAACCTTATTCTGAGAATGAAGGAACAGGGTTGGCTCTGGACAGAGGAGTTTGCCTGGCACAAAAAGAACTGCTACCCTGGAAAATGGCCAAATAGATTTCGTGATGCTTGGGAGCGGTGCTTACAATTCAACAAACAAAAGAAGTTCAATATGTATCAGGAGGCGGTGATGGTTCCGATGGGAGGCTGGGCTAAGACACGCCTTCGGAATCTTAGTGATACTGACAAACGTCGGGACGAATCAAAGGTCGGGAGTGGATTTGGGAAAAATATCTCCAACTGGATTGGAAGAGACAAAGCGTATCCGAGTAATGTCCTTCACTTGGCTACTGAGTGTGCAAACAAGAATCATAGTGCTGCTTTTCCTATGGATTTGCCCACGTGGTTTATCAAACTTTTTACAAAGAAAGGCGATGTAGTTTTAGACCCGTTCTTGGGGTCTGGAACGACGGCCATTGCGTCAAAGCAGCTCGGTCGGAAGTATGTTGGAATTGATAATAATATGGAATACTGCAAAATGGCAGAGGATGCACTGCAAAAGGTGTCATTGTAGGATAGTAATGTATGAAAAAGCTGAATATAAAAAACGTGTCACAATACGTTGAGCGGAATATTGGGTCTTTTCATCAAAAACGCATAAAAAGTCTCGATAACTTGGAGCTCTTAAAAATCCTTAAACGGAAGAATCCTTATCTGTTCAAAGCAAAATATGTGCTAACAGCCGAAGAAATTATCCGTGCATTGGTTGACGCCCATATTTCATCAAACGAAGAAACAATTTTTGGGGATTGGCTCGAAGGTGCCTTGCTTTATCAACAAACAAATACAGCCAGTGCTGCCATTGTAGAGGCCGAACAATCAGTATAGAGCTTACAAGGCCGTCCTGTACCTCCGCAGAGTAGGTATAGGATGGACTTATATAGTTTATAAATGAGAGGATATGAATATGGGCAAGCGAATTGATTTGACAGGGCAGAGGTTTGGTATGTTGAGGGTGTTAGAGCCTGCTCACAATCATAAGAAACATGGATGGTATTGGAAATGCCTTTGTGATTGCGGAAAAACTACAGTTGTAGTTAATTGTGATATACGTAATGGCCACACTAAGACTTGTGGTTGTTCCCACAAAAGAACACAACGGATAGATTTGAAAGGAAAAAGATTTGGAAGATGGTTTGTGTTGGATTATGCTTTTAATGATAGCCACCATAAATCATTTTGGAAGTGTCGATGTGATTGTGGAGTAATCAGAAATATAAACGGTACTCAATTACGGGCTGGCCGATCAAAGTCTTGCGGGTGTGGCCGGATAGATGCAATTCAATTATCACCAACAGTAGCGGCTTTTAATGCTTTATATTCTCAATATAAATTAGGAGCAAAACAACGTGGATATAGTTTTAGGCTATCTAAAAAGAAATTTCAAAGGCTAACAAAGCAGAATTGCTATTATTGTGGTGTAAAGCCAAGTAATATATTTAATCCACATCGTAGGTCAAACGGAGTTTATATTTATAGCGGCATTGACCGTGTAGATAATTCTAAAGGATATAAGAAAGATAATGTTGTGGCTTGTTGTGCAATGTGCAATCGAATGAAAATGGTTTATTCTCAAGAGGAGTTTCTTGAGCAAGTGAAGAAGATTTACGAACACTCAATGGAAGGAAAGTGAAATGAGTTTAATTGCAGCTATAATATTTTTGGTGGTATATTTTCTACCAGCACTTGTAGGCTGTCTTAATAAGAAGAAAAATGCAGGTGGTATATTTATGCTTAACCTGTTACTTGGTTGGACAGGAATCGGGTGGATCATTGCCCTTATATGGGCTGTTTGTATGGATTAAACCCTACAACACCCTGCCAGATAGCAAGGGCAAGGACTTATGTAGTTTATAAGTGAGAGATAATCTGCGGAGGTAGGAATGAAAGGTTCACGAGTAACAAGGCTGTCGGCGATGGGATCGCTGGATAGGTTGGATTGCAGGGACTTGATTCAGTTGTATTGTAATGTGGCGAATTTGTTGCCGATAGATGAACGTATGTTGTTTCACCTGTATTATAAGCACGGGTATTCTACTATTGAAATTGCACAATTGCTGATGAAACATGATGGGACGATTCATAGGCGGTTGATGAAAATAGGTAGGAAATTGACAGATATGTTGGAGGTAAAGTGATGGATATTGTGGAGTGTTTTATTGCCGTGGGCTTGTTGTTGGCGATGTGTTTGAAACCAGACAAACGTAGGCAGCAATAGTGCTACTATATGAAAGGATTTGATATGGATTACACAATTACAAAGAATCACGACGGCAGCGTTACAATTAGTACAATTTACGACGGAGTAAGACGGCATAAACAGTATTTTGGGTATACTGAAAAACAAGCTGAATCGTTATTTCATCAGTCTTTAATAAAGTGCCGTATTGAAAGGGTAATAAAATGAAGACATACCACTTTACAATTACATTAGGCGGCTCAGGAGAAGATGAAAGTGCTGCGTGGGTTGATGCGTGTGAATCATTCGCACTTGATCCAGGGATGCCTGATACTGAACTGGTAGAACTTGTGGAAGACGACGAGGAATGATGTGCTATGTATGGTGTGTCCGGGGTTGGGGGGCATACTATATGTAGTGTGTGATTCTAATAGTTAGAAATTCTAAACGGTAGAATTTATGGGGATATGATCTGATTCAAGGAATTTATCAATCCCCACTAAATCAGTAGGAAATCACTTCACCCGGCCCGATTGCTGTCCACCACCCAGTAGTCGGGCTTTCCCCTTTATACCTCCGCAGAATTGGATCAATACCGTCATGAATTGACAGTTATAGTCCGATAACCATAGTCTGATTCACCAAGTGTCCATTCGCTAAGTCCAATAATCACCACGCCTTAATCGGTATTCCTTCCCCAGTTATCCACCTGCGGAGGTGGCAGTCCAATAATCCATACTGCGGAGGTGGGAATTGATTGGATGTTATCGGACGTAGCCCAGGAGCGACCCCCCCTCGGCCCCCTGCGGGATTTTGTTATTGTTAGATCAAAGGTCTCACCCGCATTAATCCGATTCAGGCTTCCAAGCGGCATTTCACGCAGTACCTACCCCAACTCTGCGGAGGAATCCCCAATGCTCGTTACCAAAATTCCCTTGGGTAACAATAGGGTGAAAACCTAATCCCCACGGTTTCAATGGGATATCCGATCCCCAAAAAATTTTCAAAAATCCCCGTGGTTTCTCTTGACTTCATGCCCCGACTGCTCCTCATAACCTCTACAATCCCTACAACTGATTTTGACCCAAATATACATAGTGTAGGCAAGGCGTCTATACAACTACTATAACCCCTACAACCCCTATAACCCAACTATTTGTGTCCCATATGTCCCATACGTCCCATAGCCCTTTCTTCTTCCTAAAGGAAAGAAAAATATATATAAGGGGGGGAGGAATAAGGAGCTATGGGACGTATGGGACACCCCCTGATTTTGTGGATTATTACGCCAGAAATGGCGATTTTCTTGTCCCATTGGTTTGGGACACATATGGAAATGTGGCTTTTAAGTCTAAAACTAAAGATTTATAATATCAGCGTGGACAGCCAATTGCACTCCAGCATACGCCCAATATCGCTTTTTTCCTTTTTGGTATCGAGTTCTCTTCGCTGTTTTGAAGACTCGTTTTAGCTCTCGACTAAAATTACGATCCGACAACGGGTTATATCCCTTCGCCCTACACCAGTTCCTGTATGTCGTGTATATGGTCTGGGTTGCAACCCCTCCTACGGAGTTTAGCTTAAACACATAATTCTCCGTCAGGAACACACCAGCGGGGTTAGCAGCGGCCTTAAACTCGCCCCACATCGTATTACTATGCTTAGGCGTAACAAATATCCCCTGTTTGGTTAAGTCCTGGAGCCCGCGGACCGCCCAATTAAAGATACCAGGTAACTCGGCCTCCAACTTCCCCTTCAACTTAATATCCATATACTCGGGATTTTCCCTGTCAAAGAACGCCAACTTCAACCGTCGCCACGTCCCATTCGACTTATCCGTAAATGCAGGGAACGAATTGGCCGAAATCATTAGCTTCGCCGTTGGACTGGCCGTGAAGGGGGGCAGATACTTCCGTTCATACGTCATAAGGTCTTCCCCGGTCCACTCCTTAATCAACCCCTCCGCCTGCGGAGTAATTTCTTCCTCGGCATCCCCCGCAATATTAACCATCTTCCCATACGAAATACTCATTGAAAATCTATCACTAAACCTCCGAATCGGAACCGCACAACAATTAGTCTCCCCCAGCATCTTCTTAATCATGTGAGCATACGTGCCCTTCCCTGTCCCCGCATCTCCTATACACAGTAAAAAACTCTGATACTCATTCGTTGGCAGTAGCAAATACCCGGCCCACTGCTGCAATAGCCTCTCCGTAGCCTTATCGCCCCTGGTAACCTCCGCAAGAAACTGTATCCATCTTGGGCATTCAGCTTGTGGTTTATAGCCATAGGGTAGTTTGACTACGGAAAAGAAGTCCGGTGTGGCTTTTGTAAAGCTGAGTTCAGAAACTTCATCAAACAAAACAATGCCATTTTCCATCGTAATTGCTCGAATCGGAACCTGTATTGTGTCCTTGTCTGTCTCCGTAAGCCATGTATTTAATACCCGGGCTTTCATTAAGTATGTGGGAATATTAAGGTTATGTTTTACCAATTTAACTAAATCGGGGGTTGAAAGCATTCCGATACTACTAATAAATCCCGATAATTCAGCATCTATATCCGATGCAACGCTATAAACCCCATTATCCCATACGTAAAACTCATCCCGCCAGGAAACCAATTTCTGCTTCCCCCCAAGATCATCGTTGGTCTTAATCGTTCCAAAACACTGCAAATAACTATCTGCAATCTCTTTCGGCGATTTAGCTTTCTTCTTCTCTTCCTTACTCACTATTCTATCCTTTCAATAAAGAGAGGGGGAGCCGAAGAGAACAGGGCAGTAAACTGGCTCCCCCCCTCTATAAACCCATAAAAAGAGAGGCCGCCAAGGGCATTCCCAAGGCGACCTTACTCTGCGGAGGTCTGAAAATATAATGTCGTTTTGTTTGCCCTGTACCTTCATTACCTCTATTATATCACATTTGTCCCTTGTGCCAACCCCTAAAATAAAAAATATTTCTCCGCAGAATTGACTTGATTTTGGATTTCAAATATGCTATAATATGGTTATAAATAAAAGAGAAAATAAAGGATTGAATTATTGAAAGGAACAGATCGATGTGTAATGCGGGAACACCCAGAATACCCCAAGAAGAAATTAATGGATTTAGGAAAGTCTGTAAAAACGAAGGTGATGATAGTAGAAGATGTCGCAGAATAATTGGTCAGCTTCTATATGACATCGGCTGCCTGACAGTCGAGAAGAGAGAGTTAAAGGAAAAATATGAACAATATACCAAAGGCAAGGCAACATACTATCATGATATTTGGTGTAATGCCAGTCGTCAAAAGCCAGTCGGCGAGGGCGGTTGCTCTTGCACTCTTGGTAAGAAGCTAAAACATTTCCAAGCCGAGAACGAACAACTCTGCAATCTAATCGGGGAAGTCCTGGACGAAGCCGCCCAAGTCAAACAGGATTATAAGACGGACGCTGACCTCAAAGCCAAGAACGCCAGACTGACAAACATGCTTGAAGATGTAGTCAATGAGCTTGATTTATCTGAAATTGCTATTGAGAAGCATGGGCCCCTTGGCACGCCACCGGCAGAGCTTGTGAAAGAAGTCCTCGCCGAAAAAGACAGGAAAATAATAATACTAAAACAGGGATTTCACGAGATAGCCCTGAAAGGAGAATAGAATGAGTAAAAAAAGAAAAATAATATTATGGGATGCGGAAGGCTGTGAACATCTAACGCACACCGAAATGGACGTCGCAATAGAAGCTGCCTTGGACGGCATGGACGATATAAACAATTTACCTGAGATTCTAACAGTCCGCGGGTATGCCCGGATGGAACTGCCAAGTGCAAAATCCTTAGCAATCAATGCGTTGGATAGTATGCTGGAGACTTTGGACGAAGAGCATAGTAACCCGGAAGGTGATGGAACGGCTCGTACAGACGAGATGCAAAAAGCTGCTGTGGAATTCGCAACCGTCGTCTTGGATGGTTATACAAGTTGGGCTTGTGAAATCGTGAAAACCGAAACAATCAATGTACAAGAATGGATAAAAGAAAACCGACCTGATTGGCTTGAACAATAAAATAACTCTGCGGAGGAAGATGATGGGTACTCGAAAAGTAATTGTAGTCGAGGTATTTAGTCATAATTCTACAAGAGTAGTAGTGACTGCCAGATATCAATCGACCCATGAATATATATTTATGCTTGTTCCCAATAAACCCGTCGTAACATTTGGGGACCAGCTTAAAGTAGAAGTTGACTCCAATGGTGAATGTAGTCGTATTACCTTATATCGAAATGAGAAATTAACTTATAATCTCCACCCCGAGAACATTCCCACAGAAGTTCTCCGTCAATTAATTGAGGACAGACTTTAACCTCCGCAGAGGAAGGAATTAAAATGAAATATTTTTCAATGTTTAGTGGGATTGGAGGATTTGAGCTTGGAATCAAAACTGCTTTTGCCAAACGAAACAGCACCTGCGATCAGAGCAACAAATACAAGAAGCAATCAGAATCCTGTATTGGTTTCTCCGAAATTGACAAATATGCCACACAAATCTACAAGTCTCACTTCCCCAACCACAAGGAGTACGGAGATGTTTCAAATATTACATGGTCAGATGTGCCAGATTTTGAATTACTTTGTGGAGGATTCCCGTGCCAATCCTTCTCCATCGCGGGAAAAAGAAAGGGCTTCTCGGATACAAGAGGTGCACTCTTTTTTGAAATCGCTCGGGCTGCACAGGAAAAACAGCCACGCCTTTTATTTCTTGAAAACGTTAAAGGGTTGCTATCTCACGATAAAGGGAAAGTCTTTGGAACTATCCTCAATACGCTGGATGAACTTGGGTATGACCTGCAATGGCAAGTGCTTAACAGTAAAAACTTCGGCGTCCCCCAAAACAGAGAACGGGTGTTCATTATCGGACATCTTAGAGGAACAAGTAGACCCCAAATATTTCCTATCAATGGATTCGGAATGGGTAAAACGCATCCAGCGGTTTGTCTTACAAAAAGAGGATATGGGTCTCAAAGGAATGGCACTTATGTTGCAACATACTCCAAAGAAACTAAAATCCGCCGACTCACCCCAACCGAAAGTGAACGACTCCAAGGATTCCCCGATGGATGGACAGAAAAAGGAATTGATATAAAAGGCAACTGTGTGGCAATATCGGATACACGGCGTTATTGTTGTTTGGGGAATGCCGTAACCGTCCATGTAATTACAGCTATCGCTGAAAAAATCTCTTGACAAAAAATGGATTTATGGTAGAATGATTTTATAGGAAAGGAAGAAGTTGGATTTTAATCTACCAAAAACTTTTAATTTTGGCTCGGGCGAGTTGGCTGAGATCGATCATCTCTGTCAGACCTTTGGAATTTCCAGGAGAACTGCATTTCTTTACCTTAAAGCCCTACGGATAAATCCTATTTATTCCGGGGATGAATCTTTTTTTTCTTTGCCAACTTTCAATAGATTGATGTATATCCTAACTAAGCCCGGAAGCCCCGGATTTATTTTCCCCGGCTCCACTGCAAAGAACAACAAACATATCCGTGATTCGGGATGTCTCACAGAAGTTACAGATGAAATTATTGACGAAGCCATGAGACCTGAAACCCTCGCAGAAATGGCGGCCTCCGCAGGGAAAGACCCTTCGCTACTCCGCAAGTTCGCATCATATAGAGGAACCCCAAAGAAAGGAAAAAAGAAAAAATGAAATGGATAAACTGTTTTGAAGCAATGCCTAAGAAACATGAGAAAGCACTTGTATTTGGTGTTTATGCGAATGGAGATGCATTTTATACCTTATCCTGGATTGGTGATGACGGATGGGCTATGGGTTCCGCCAAAGGATTTACAGTCACTCATTGGATGCGAATAGAGGAACCAAGATGAACCCACTCAGTAAAGAAATGTCCCCGGATGAAATAACCAATGTCCTTTTGTCTTTCAATGATCCGTCGTTGATTGCCAATGTGTTCAAGCACATGGGTTGGTCCCCTACCTTGGAGATTACGGAAACTCTTAAGATGGCAAAGCAAGATAATAACCTGAATGTTAAGCTCCGGGCCATCAAACATCTTCGGGAACTAATGAAAGAAGCTGGGGAAGCTTCGGGGCTCATAGCGAATATGTCACAATCACGTCCTCTTCCCGGGGGAGGTAGTCAAACTTTTCATGCCAAGCGAATTATGGCGGCAATGAACCCAACAAAAAAAATAGAATCCACTCAAATAGGAGAAGCAGAAAATGTCGAAGAAAAAGCAGAACCCAATCGAACAAGCAATAGGCCCGAGAGCCAAGGAATCGACTCCGCAGAGGGAAACGACAATCCACTCGGGGGATGTGCCGACGCCGAAGGAGATGGTGGACCTGGAGACTCTCAACCAGAAGACGGCGGAACGCCTTGCACAACCGAATCCGCCGACACCCCCTGCATCAAATCCAGAAAACCAGACTGTGACCAATCACTCTTCCCCGGAATCTCCGAGTCCTCCGCAGGGAATTGAACCCGATATTTTGAAACCAAGTAAAACACTTTTGGATAGTGCAAGAGAATTTAATCCACCTGCGGAGGAAAACAAAGGGGCTGTAATGTATCATACGGATGAAAATGGTAATGATACACGGGTTCCAGTAATTAACCCTGCGGAGGAAATAGGATTGTCTATGCTCAAAGAGCACATCATGTCGAATGGGTTCAATGAGGCTGTGGTGTCGATGTACTTGAATCTTATTTGTGCTTCGCCGAATATGGTCCCGTCTACTACGACTTGGAATATGCCGAAGAGAGAGCGACTTCCGGCGATGGTTTATAAGACTCTTATTGCTCCGGGATTCTTGGATACTATTTATCCGGCTCTGAAAATTGTTATGGGGTCGAATATTGGCAATACGGATTGGACGGCTTCGACTTCCATTACGTTTGCATTCTTCGGTGTGATCTGGACCTTGCCATATATTCTTGAAATGGAAAAGAATGGAGGATAAAATGAAACTTGCAATCGTAGGCGGAAGAGATTTTGACGGCTATGAAAAATTAGAAGATGTAATGAACTTCTTTCGTGTAGAAGATTTTCAAGAAGTTGGTGTTATTATTTCTGGGGGGGCGAAAGGAGCCGACTCTCTCGGGGAACGATATGCAGAAAATTGGCAGATACCAATTAAAAGATTTTTACCCGACTGGAATAAATTTGGGAGGTCGGCGGGATTCAGGAGGAATCAGCAAATTGTGGATGCCTGTGATATGGTCTTGGCTTTTTGGGATGGGAAGTCACGGGGGACGAAGGACACGATAGACAAGGCACGGATAGCAAAAAAACCAACTTTTATCATATACTACGACAAACCTAAAATTAAAAAACCAATAGAAATGAAAGGGTTGTAAGATGAGATTACCAGAAAAGAGTGAGGACCTTCGTGGTAAGGTCTGTGTATGCACAGTAGGGCGGCCTTTTATCGTAACAGGCACAAAGGAATTTGCTTGGGGAGATGCTTGGGTAGGTCTTGGTCTTGATGGGAAAGGGACAGCATGTAGTTCTGAACCATGTGTCATAGCAGAATCCGGGCAAGAGTTCCATGATAAGTTATTGGATAGATTTGGTGGAAAGATGTCATATAACGGATGATTATTGAGCGACCATATCCCCTGTATCCACTATGTCAGGATTATGAATCCTTAACTGCGGAGGGTCAATGTCAGGCGAGGCTTGCGGTGTTATGTGACCAGTCTACGCCGAAGAAGTTGGTACTGGCTTGGGACTTTTTTCGTAGAATTTATCTTGGGGGTGAGGACGCGGCTTTTTATAAAAATGGATTTGAGGAGAGCCCGGAGTTTCATCACGACATGGTACATTCGCTGGGGCAGTATGCTCGTAATGCGTGGGCGGCTCCACGAGGATATGCAAAGTCCACTGTGCTTGTTTCGGAGATTCCATTACTTCTTGCTTTGACGAGACCGAATTATGATCTTACAACCAGTTTCTCGACTGATAAAATGGTTGAGGATCGGTTTGATATATTGATGCAACAGTTGACCCAGAATAAAATGATCTTGCAGGATTTTGGGGAAATGCGACCGAAGCGTGGACGTGCGATTTGGAACCATCATCATTTACATTTGAATAATGGGGCGATTATTCGTGGGATGAGTGTGATGGGGAAAAAGAGAGGGGGGCGTCCGAGGTTGTTTATTTTGGATGACCCCGAATATGATCCTGATTCTCCGTCTCAAGCCGCCGCTCAAATACTTATTGAGAAATTTGAAGGTATTTTGTTCAAGCAAGTTATTCCTATGCTTGAGAAAGGGTCCTCGATTTTTTGGATCGGGACGTTGATAAGTAGGCGTTCTTTTTTGCATCATGCTACACAGGGGGACGACAAGCGGTTTGATAATTGGAACCGAAAAGTTTTGCGGGGGATTGCCACGGAGAGCGACGGCACGGTTCATTTATTGTGGCCGGAGAAGTGGCCGAAGGATTTTCTGGATGCTCGAAAGAAAGAGATAGGGCCATCTGCTTTTGCAAGTGAATACTGTAATGATCCCATTAGTGACCAGGAGAAGATATTTGTTGTAGACCCGCGTAAAAATGAATATTCTGTTGATGATGAATTTGATTGGAATAACCCCTTAAATCATACGGGGCTTATTCACTGGAATGAGCGAATAGATAAGCCAGGACAACACAGGACGTATAAGGAGTTTGAAAAACCATTCAAGGACCATGTTGCCCCTATGTTTAGGATTCTCCTGTTTGATTACGCTTCTGGAATGGGGCAATACAATGATTTTTCCTGTATTGTTGTTCTCGGATACGATACCTACAATACAATGTGGATACTGGATGTATGGGAAGGCAGGGCTAAGGATGCCACTCTTGAGAGGATGATTTATGAGAAGGGCGTGGCGTGGCGTCCCCGGGTTTTGGGTATAGAGGCAACCAGTATTCAAATTGCCTTTGCGGAGGCCGTACAGGAATATATTGATGAAGCCGCTATTCAAACCCCTAATCCCTGGAGAATTAAAGTCTTTCCAATTACATATCCCGCCCGAGTTTCTAAAGCCCAACGGATAGCGGGACTTGAATGGAGATTTGCCCCGGGTCGGATTAAGTACCCAGCCCATCTTGCCCATGTATGGCCATATACCGACTTGTATTCTCAGACCACTGATTTTACCCCCGACCTCGCATTGCTTCCCCATGATGATGTCATTGATACGGTTTCGATGTCTCAGTTTGTGGTTAAATCTCGTGGGGGGCAGTATCGACCGGAGACCCCGAGATCGAATCTCTTAAAGCGAATCATGGAAAATAAACCGGGAGCACAAGGGCAACCTATTTTGTCGGGGGTTCCCACGGCACAAATTACGGATGAGATGATTAATGTTATGAGTCAAAACGCACGAAACCGGAAAGTCAATCCCCGAGACCGGAAACTCCGCAGGGGGAAAAAAAACATAATAGGTTAGGAGGAATGATGAAAGCGTTTAAGAAATGTTGGAGTGAAAATTCAGGTCCTCACAGGTTTATAGATTCTAATCACTGTGAAATAGCAGAGTATTATTGGCGTGCAGCATTAGAACAGGTAAATAGTAAGTTGCGGCTTGCAGACGGGCAGGTTGCTAATGAAGTCAAAGAATGGATTAAACAAGAACTGGAGGAGAAATGAAACTGTTTGCTGTTATTATGGTTCCCTTTCTCTTGTATGAAGTGTTTCTTTGTATAAAGCGAATACAACAAAAAATGAAAGGAAAATAATGAATGTTGACGCTGCGGAGGAATAGGGGGTTGACAAAAGCTGGATTTGTGGTAAGATAAAGATAATGAAAGGAAAGGTCTTTATATGAATCTGACATCCCTGTGGCTTATCGTTTTAATTGGTTTATTGGTACTGTTTCTTTACAGCCTGGTAATAGCGTTCGGCACGGTAAAAAGGATGGCCGATCGATTGATGGAGACCAATAAGCAGTTGATGGTAATGATTTCACACCGGGATGGGGGATCGGATGCCGCCCGAGCACTATTAGCTGCTTCAAAACCTCCGCAGAGGGATTTGCAGGGGATTTCGGGGAAAAAGGCAAAACAGAAGCCTTTGAATTCCAAGGAAGAAAAGAATGCTCAATTTTCTATTGATGTTAAGGTTCCATAATTATGTCATATAAGTTTTCCTTGCCGGAAGATACACCGGGGAATAAGAAACAGACGGAAAATATTTTCAGCTATCTTGTCGCTGCGGGAAAATCAAGACGGAACCCCGTTGCGGTTAATTGGTTAATTAATCATTACTATATGCGGGGACTGCGGAATTTTACAGCCCTTGATTATGGGAAGGGGTCTCTGAATGTTTCTTATATGGATGAATCGGGGGTCCTGAAATTCAAGTATGAGGAGATTTTATCGAAGTATCAGGCCCAGCTTGGCCGGTTACTTTCGATTAATCTTGCCCCGGCTGTCTCGCGGAAAGGGGTCAGTCTCGATGGCCTGAGAAAAGCAAGTACGGCACAGGTAGTTTTGGAGTCAGCATTTCCACAGGATAAAGTCGCCCAACTTGGACTTAACTTATTCCCCCCTCTTTTGCAATATGGAACAGTTGGGTTGGGATTGTGGGTAGAGGGGGAAGATAGTATCGGTATTGATACCATTATGCCCTGGGAGTTGATTCCAATTCCAGTGGATATTTCCTCCCCTGCGGAGGTTAGAGGTTTAATTAGGACTCGATTTGTACCTATGGATTGGGTGAAGAATTTATCTATAACACCGGGACGGGGCTCAAAAGCATACAAGGGCATAGATGATTTCAAGGTTCCAGTTGGGGATTTGCCCGCCGATGTTACATCTAAATTTCATGGGTCGGCATCAATGACCTATACAAACAGTGGATTCTTTATTCGGGATTCCAATAGTCAGGTCGAAACACAATGGCCTGGGCGGGGGACCAAGAAAGATAAAACTCACATGGATGTAACCCAATTGACGGAGGTGTGGTTGGAAACACCAGATGGGTATTTGGGAGAGTATTTAGTATTTATAGGAACGGATAAGTTTACCCAGCTTTATCGACAAGATCATAGCCTCAGTAAATATCACATGCCGGTAAGAATTGTACGAGATGTTACGGTGGGTGGATTTTGGGGTCGGTCTTTTGTAGACCAGTTGATTCCTTTGAATACTGAGACGGAATATGCTTTGAGTAGTGTCTTTCAATCCGTGGCTGATTTTGACCTGTATGGTCTTATGATGTGGCCCACTACAATGGGAACCCCACCGGAAGCTCAACGGGGTCGGGATGGTATTAAGTATATTCGATATGAACAGGATTACACGGCGAGTAATGATAAGCCATTTAATATTCAACCTTCTAAGATGCAAAAACCACAGATTGACGCCGTTATGATGGCCGTTAATCTCGCGGATAAAATAGCCAATCAGCCCGGGGAAATGATGAGGGGGGAGGCTCCGGGGCGAGTTGATTCGGCATCCGGGTTAGGGTTATTGTATGAGACCTCTGGTGTGCCTTTATCTCCTACGGCCAAGAATACGGCCACTGCCATAGCTGGAATCTATAGGGCGATGTTGGGAGTTTGTGGAGACCTTTGGCGGTCTGGTAAAGTTATTGATATGACATGCCTTGATGATTCACTGGCTGGAATTATTCTTGACACTGAAACCGGTCAGATTAGTCTTGGTGAAAATTCGATCCCATCGCCGGATGAGGTCATTGTTAACGTGGCGTCGGAAGTACCGGTTTCAAAAGAACAACAGAAAATGGAACTCAAAGAGGCCCTCAAAGACGGGGTAATTACTCTCGATGAATATAGTTTTAAGGTTAGGAAACAGGGGCTTGATCTCCCCGTTGGAAACGAACAGGCGTGGCAAAATCACCGCCGAGCAATGCTTGAAAATATTATTTTGTTTGGGGACGGAGAAACCCCCGGTAAAGTAATTGTCAGTGCCCGTGACATGCACATGATTCACAAACAGGTTCTTGACGAATTTATGGCTCGTCCAGAATTTTATGCAGCCAAGGTTGTTGTTCAAGATAAGTTTGTTGAACACTATGAGGAACATCTTGTCGGTCTTGGGGCCATGCCTGATGAGATGGAACAACCCGATGAAGCAGCGGAGTTGGAATTAATGGCTCCTCCGCAGGGTCCCGGTCCAATAGAACCAGGGGCAGAATTTTAATTCAAATTGAAAGGATAGAAAATGGACAAATTATTCAAACTATTTGGTTTTCACACGCCTTTATGTATGATATTTGACGGAGATGATGGTGCGGGAAATGCTAACGATTCCAACGCAAGTGGGGGATCGGATAATTCCTCCGCAGGTGGCGGTGGGGGTGATAACAATGGAGCTAATAAGGACGATAATTCATCCTCGAAAAAGGAAGGAACCCATACAATTAAAGTAGATGGGGAAGACCGGCAGGTATCACTGGAGGAGCTTAAAACACTGGCATCCAAGGCTGGGGGGGCGGATGCTCGCTTCCAGGAAGCCGCCGATATCAAGAAAGCAGCAGAGAATGGGACCAGAATCGGGGCATTGATCGAGAGTCTTTCCGGCGACGGAGACCCCAAAGAGTCTGATGTCCGGGAATTGTCATCCCTGATTGGGGTGAATCCTGATGAGTTTCTTCAATTTCTTAACGAGGATGAAAAAAAACCAGCAAAAGCCGCAGACGGTAAAATATCCACAGAGGCTCTAACAGAGGCATTAGGTGTTTCCCCTGCGGAGGTTAAGGCTATTTTGGAGCATTCTAATAAGAGGCATGTTGCGGATGCTCAAAAAGAATTACGAGAAATATCGGATATAGCGGTTGACAAAGATGAGATAATTGGTAAAATGATAGTAGGTGAGAACAAAGATGAGGTTCTTACCGCTGTTAAGGATATGGTAGCTGAGGATGTTCTTAGGAAGATTCAAGATGGAATGCCGTATGGGGCCGAGATGGTTGCTGCAAGCGTACAGAGGGTGCGGTCGCAATTGACTAAGCTTGGTATCCCGAATAAGCCGGGCCAGCAACCCATAGTTTTGGGCCTGGGACCAGGACAAGGAATTCCGTTAGATGTCCAAGCCGACGAACCAATTAAGCGAATTTCTTCGACTCAGGATGGTGGTGAGGAGAATATTGTTAAGCGATATCTCCAAGCGGCTGTTAAAGTTGCGAGACGTGGGAAATAGCTTGGATTGGGCAGTCCTTTTTGCTATATACGTATTGGTTTTAGTGCCAATAGAACAAGAAACGTGTATATAGTTTTTAGGAGATATTCAAATGGCGTCTGCCGTTAGTGTACTTGACAACTTAGTTAGAGAAGAGTTGCCGATGATGATTACGGAGATAGGGCCTCAGATTGCCCCGGTCTTCGATAAGATCAAATCAACTGCGATGGGGGTTAAGAGTCAGGAAGGTGTTGGAAGAGGTTTTAAGGTTATACATCTGTACGAGACAGGTGTTGCGGGTCTGATGGAATCAGGTGATCCCATGGGTCCGGGTATGCACACGGTTTCCGGGAATCAGGTTAATACGTTGCTCCAAGGTACGGCGGCTACGAATTTGAGCGTGTTCCCGAATGCCAAAGAGTCGCCACATACCGGTGATTTGAAGCGGGAATTGGTGTTGCATAAGATCGTAGGTAACTTTAGCATTCCGGCAACATGGAAGACGATGGATATGTTGAATGCAACCCAGATTAAGAAGGTTGCCCGGGATATGAAGGCCGTTGCAAAGCTGAAAGCTATTTATGAGGCTTCGAGTTTCTTCAGTCATAGTGTAACAAATAGTTCGACTTACCAGAATCAGGTACTTGGAAGGGTTAAGACCGTTGGACATAATGCGACATGGACTACCTATTTGGATATTACGATTGACGAAGCCTATGGCCGAATTGCTAATTTCCGTAAGGGTATGCGAATTGATGTCGTAGCCGACAGTGCTGGTGTCTTGCAGGATGGGTCTACGATGGATACTTCGCAAACTCGTAATGTCGATGCGTCTGAGAGTTATGTTTCTCTGACTATTGTCAATGTTGATTTTCTTGGGAAGAAGATTACGTTAATGCCTATTGATACCGGTGATGGTTCTACTCCCGCCGCATCGACTGGTTGGTATGGTGGGACTACATTTGCGGGAGCCGCTGATGACTGGCTGACAATGGCAAAGACAACTCGTTATCAGTCGGGAAGCCGTCCTCAGTTTAGTTGGGGAATCAATGATTGGGTTAAGGCGTCCGGCCAAATTCTTGGCGGAGCAGACGCAGCCCAGGCCCTGGACCTTGACCTTTATCAGCAGTTTAAGTCTCAGGTTCAG